TCAATATTTCATTAATTCAACATTTCCTGCTTCTATATTTTTATCTTTGCTCACTGATAAAGTAAACTTCTTAGATTCATTGGGAGCAAGTCCCTCTTCACCTACCGCGTAAGTCCAATCTGTGTCGATAACACTTCCATTTTTGTCTTTAAATAGTCCTTTAACTTTAATAAATTCTACTTTTTTAGAACTAACATTTGTAACCGTTCCAGTTATTTGTGAGTAAATAGAGTTAGATGTTAGTACTACTTCTTTAAATTGTATAGGATTAATTTCATTATATTTCTTAATATTTATACTTGCTGACAAATCACTAGCAGCTGCCTTTATTTCCTTGTCTTTATCACTTGATTTTAATAGTTTATCAACTTTATAGCTAGACATATTGAAATAAGTTGATAAATACTTTAAGTACTCTTGTTGAATATCTGTAAAGTTACGATTGTCTGTTAACTTGTACTTTTTAGCCAACTCTAAATTATTCACATTATATTCGTAACCTTGCAGTAAACGTCTTAAATTTGTCTCTGCATCTCCATTCTCAATATTAGCTTTTGCATATCCTAAATCAGAGTAGCATTTTCCCATAAATTTAATTTTTTTAAATTCTTTTGCATCACTTGGTGATAAAGGCAATAATTTACTTATTTGATCAGCTGCATAAGAATAATTCTTAGAATCATATGCGGACTTAGATAGAGTAAAATGTTTATTATAACTTTGTATGTACATAAATATGCATACTAATATTAACCCAACTAGTGTCAATATTATTTTTTTATTTTTATACCACTTCTTTGTTTTTATATTTTCTTTAGTGGTATCTTTTAAATTTTCTGTGACATTTGATGTATTTTTAGTTTCTTCATCTTTAGTTTTTAGTAATTCGTTACCACAATTGCTACAAAACTTATTTTCTTCTGAAATTTCTTTTCCACATTTATTACAATTCATATACCCACCCCTAAATATTTAATTAAAGTTATTAAGCATCTAAAATAACAAATACAATTTTAACATTTTTATTCTCATAATCCAATGTATCCCATGTGTTTTTTTATAATTACATAATTATTATTAGGATATTTCAAAACCAAATTTATCTTTTCTTTATAGCTCTGCATTAAATTCTTTATCTATTTTATTAAAACCTTAGCCTTCATACTTCAGATGACCATATAATTCTTAAATTAAAATAAATCTCTTATAATCCCAAAAGTTTTCTCCAAGTATTTTGTCCAACTATTCCATCTGCTGATAATCCTCTTGATGCTTGGAAAGCTATTACTGCTGCTCTAGTCTTTTCTCCAAACATTCCATCTATAGCTCCACAGTTAAAGCCTAATGTATTTAGCTTTTCTTGTAATAGTCTGGTTATATTCCCACTAGCACCTATCTTTAACATTGGGCATCCTGATAATGTTATTGATCCAGGTGTATTGTCTACAACTTGATTAGAAAACCCTTGAGTATTGCATTCAGTTTGTAATCTAGCAACCCATCCACCAGTATCTATTTCTTGTATCGGTTGATCTACATCCTTTTGTTTGTCACATATATAAATTCCTTCTGTAAAGTTATTTAAGTCAACATTCCCATTGATTCCATGCACATTCCCACTAGAAGTGTATTGATGCCCTACCACATTAGAAAAACCTGTTTCCATTGGGGTACTAACTCCATAGTGTGCTATCCAAGCTTTATATCCTTTAATTCTGTTATCTAAATTATCTCTTCCAAAATAACCCCCTGTATAGATCATGCAATCTATTCCTGAAAGCTCTTTAAATTTATTTAAGAACTCCAGGCATCTATCAGTTATTTGTGTTGCACTTCTATTTTGGTTATTTGTTTCTATATCTAAGCAAGGTAATATTTCATATTGCTTATCTTTTATAGCATTATAAAAAGCTACCGCCTGTTCTGAAGGTGACGTACTTTCACTCATGAAGTGATAAAACCCTACTGGAAAACCTACCTCTTTAGCTTTTTGATAATGTGATTCTAGTAATGGATCTTTATAGGTTACTCCTTCAGTAGCTTTCATAATTACTACTTGAACAGAGTTTTTAAGTGCGTTAAAATCCGCACTTGGTTGGTGATTTGATATGTCTATACCTTTTATCATTTTACATTCCTCCGATTATTTTAATAATTTAAAAGGAGCCATAAGGCCCCATGTTTTACTCTGATTTATTAATTTGCTTAACTAATTGATTAGTATAAACTGCTGCACCAACCACAAGTACACCTTGTACAATTGATTGAACTGTGTAACCTAACATAGATATAGATGCAATAACACCTATAGGTAATAACACTATTGGGATATATTTATCAGATATCCTTTCAGTTCCTTTTAAAACCATTCCTAAAACATAAAGTGCTGGTACTAAGATTAAAGCATTTTCAGTTATAAATTTTGTAAATTCCATTTTTACATCTCTCCTTTTATTTAAAAATATTGTGTTGCACTGCATAAAAAAAGAAAGCTACAAAGCTTCCTACTAATAAACCTATGAACCATTTTAGAATTGAGGTTAATGCCCCTATTTGCTTGCACAAATTCTTGATTTCTGTTTTAAGTTCTATACTATCCTTATCTAACGAGTCTAGTCTTTCCCCATGCTTATTGATTCTCCTTTCATGCTCATCTAGCTTTTCTGTAATTCTTTTATGTCTCTCTAGACATAGTTCTTCATTCATATTACACCTCACTTCATTATTTAAAATATAACAAGAGAGTTGATTTATTCAACACTCTTAAATTCTTTTAATAATTGTATATACTTGCGTGTTTAAATTTGATATATTACTATTGAATATGTTAATTTTAGGGGGACAGTTATGAAAATATCACAGTTAAAAAATAAACCATTTATCATTTTAGGTATTATTTTGATACTTATAATGTTATCAACTCCATTGGGTGTATACGCATACAACACTCATAATTATAATAAATTTACAATACTCGGCGATAACTCGCTAGCCTCAGATGAATTTGATCAAGCTATAGATAATTATAGTTCCGCATTAAAGTATAATAAAAAAAATGAAAGTACTATTAATGATAAAATTGATTTAACGAAACAACTTAAAGAATCAAAACAAAATTATACTGAAGCTCTAGCATTATTTGATGAGAATAAGTACTTAGAAGCTGCTGATATATTTAAGAAAATTCCTGAAGCCGACTCAAAATATTATAATACAGCAAAAGATAAGATAGATGAATGTATTAGCCAATACATTAAAGAAAACTTTAATAAAGCAAAATCTTATGCTGCCATTAACAAATATGATTCTGCTATATCTCTTCTTGAGAATATATTGAAAATTGAAGCAACTAACACTGAAGCATTATCATTAAAAGAAATTTATACAAAAGAATTTCAAAATACAAAGCAACTTAAAGAAAGCACTGTAAATAGTTCCTCACAGTTAGCTTCAAATGTAAGTCAAAATACAAATAAACCATCAAATGTAAGCAATGATAAAAATAGCTCGTCAAGCACGAACAACATAAAAAATAATTCATCAAATATAAATGCTACGGCTGCAAATAATAGTCCAGTTGATAATGTACAATCACCATCTAATAACACAAGTCCAACTAATAACACAAGTCCATCTAATGCACAAAAAGATACTTATCCTATTATAGTAAAAAACCCTGGTCCTCACCCTGGAACTATGTACACTGGTAGCAAATTACCACCAGATATTGATATTCCATATAAATCTCTTTTTCATGAGGATAATTTGGGTTACATGACTGTGACTGTGGGAAGATATCCAACTTGGAGCAACGAGGTCTTTGAAAGCTGGGACTTGGAAATATTTCTGTTTGATAATCAACTATTCTTTAAAAGGAAAGATCACAATATGAGCCCTATATATCCATCTAATTATTATGTAACTGTTAAAAATAGAGAGACTTCAGAAATTTTATTTAAATATATTCCAGAATAAATATTTGAGATATAATATCTGAATTCAAATTTAGATATTATATCTCTTCTTCTATTCATTTATATTCATATGATTAGAAACTTTATTCTCTAACTGCTCTATAATATCTTTCATTTCCTGATCTACTGCAACAAAACTTCTTTTAGTATTAGATTTAACTATTGTTCCATTTCCATCTACCTCGGAATAACTATAAGTTATCCTTTTTCCTTCCGCTGTAGTGACTATCGCCACACCAGTTAACATTAACATCTTTACACCTCCAATAATTCGTTTGCTAAGTCTCCATAAAGTTCTTCATCTATATCGGAACTTACCAGTGATTTTAATTCATCTTCTATACTTTCAACTCCATACTCTTCTACAAATTTTTGTTCTAACCTTACATGTTCAAATCCTGCTCTTTTAGCTTTTAACTCCCATGAGAACTCAGTTCCTATTTCACCTTTTACAATAAAGTAGTTAGCATATCTTTGTATCCTTCTAATTACACCTTGATAAACTTGTGTAAATACATGATATTCAATATTTACATTTATGCACTCTCCAAAGATTTCATCTGTACTTATTACACATTCCCCATACTCATTTATCTTTCCAAAGCCTAAATCTCCTAAATAGCTCTCTGTAGTTTCATATGCATATAGTAGCCTTTTTCCATAATTTTGAGTATCCTGAATACAGTTCTTAGATCCACTTACATATAAATTTTGAGTACTTATTTGTTTACCGCTAGTTATAGATATTGTGCCAGTACTCCCTAACGCTCCGTTATCTACTGTTAAAACTCCATACATGTTATTATCAGTTCCCTGATAAGATAACTGAAGAAACTTATTCCTCCAGGCTCCAAATACCATTCCTCTTTGACTTCCATTATCTACAATCTTACCTGCAAATACTTCTCCACAAACAGCATTGCTATCATAGTCATAGAAATACATAGTTCTCTTACTAAGTCTCATTGCCATATTACCAGTAGAATCATCATAGGTTGTGAAGTCTCCACGAATGGTTAAATTACCGCTTGTATCACCACTTAACACTTGTGTTCCTGCTTTATTTAGTATGCTTATAGCTCCATTTCTTACAGTTAATCCTGCATCTGAAACATCTACACTTATATTGCTTGCCTCGTTAGGGTTAGGACTATATGCAGTAGCATTATCCCCTTCTTCTATTTTTACATTATCTATTGCAAGCCAAGCCTCTGAGGCGATAAAGCCAAATCTCAATTTCATAGTTGTATCGGTAGTCGCGGTATATTTTACAACCATTCTATGCCACTTCTGATCTGCGATATAACTACTACTCCATAACGCTACTGCATTACTTCCTATCCACATATAACTACTTTGTCCGCTTACTGCTCCTGCACATACATAATCGTAAGACACTATATATGTTTGTCCTACCCTTATATTCATTGTCATATTAGTATCAACGTAAGCATCTCCAAACCTTCCAAAACAATTCATATACAGCATTTTCTTAGAGTTATTAGGCAATACCCCATGAGCATCTGAAACTATAGACCAAGTACTTACTGGACCACTTGTTAATGTAACTGTAGAATATCCCAACTCAAAACTTGAATCTCTAAGTAAGTTAGTTCCGCCTATTTGTCCCACTGCTATTTTTATTGAACTAATATTTTGAGTAATAAGAGTTCCAAAGTCTGATTGATTGACTTTTAGTGTAATACTATTGCTTAACTGCGTTATAGATGATTCAGTATTGGTTACTCTAGTAGTTAAGCTACTTACATTAGAATTAGTAGTATTTAATGCACTTTGGTTAGCTTTAGCTGCTAAATCACTTGTGTAAGCCGTTGAGCTTCTAACTGTACTTACTATAGAACTATCTGTTATCTTTAATTCAGCTGCACTTACTCTATTAGTTAAAGAATTTATTGAGCCATCTAAGCTACTCATTTTTGTATTATAAGTACTTGTTTCTACTTTTAAAGCTATACTATTAGATAGCTGTGTTATTGTAGATTCTGCTGTACTTATTCTAGTTACTGCACCATCTATTTGATTTTGTGTGTCTTCTAGTGCAGGACTCCAATCTGTAACCTTATCACCGATTTCAACTTTAATACCAGTAACCCAAGCCGTTCCGCTTAACGCACCTTCTACATTAAATCGTAGTGAAGTCTTTAAAGAATCATAATCTTTATTAGCTGAATAATCATAAGTGAACGTTACTTTCTTCCAGTCTGAAGTGCCTACATATGTTCCTAGTGTTAGATAACTTGTGCCTGTTGTACTCCCTGTTGATGAATTTTTCATAGATACAGCATGTTTAAATACATTAAATACGTTCCATGTATTAGTACCTTGAACCACATTACTATATTTTACCCATGCACTAAAAGTTATTTTTCTATATAACCTATTGCTATAGTCTGGTTCTATATCAAATATCATAGAAGTACCATTATTTATTCTGTAACATCCTGTCTGCCCTGTTATATGATTATTTCCTAAACTTTCAATTGCTGAATATCCACTAGTCTTAGAGTTAATCCAAAGATTCCTTCCACCAATTTGAACTGCATTAATGGAATTATCTATCTCAATCTGCGTTACTTTACTTACTATCTGACCTTGTAGCACACTTATACTAGATTCAGCAGTAGAAACTCTTGTAGTCAATGCTGTTACATTACCATTCGTAGTGTTTAAAGCTACTTGACTTGCTTTAGAACTTACAGCACTATCATTACTGGTTTTATAGCTATTGAAATCACTCGTATTAACCTTTAGAGTTATCGAGTTATTTAAACTTGTTATATTACTCTCTGCACTTGTTACCCTGGTACCTAAAGATGTAACCGAACTTTGTACACTTGAAACAGTAGAGCTTATACTGTCTGTAGTCAATTTAATCTCTGCTTTAGCTGTAGCTATTTGCTTATCTGTATAGCTTGCAACATCTTCATTTGCTGGTATCCAATCAGTTATTTTATCTCCTGTCTCGACTTTAACTGCATCCACATAAAAAGTTATTGATTTAGCTGTACCATTCAGTAAACAAATCCTATGAGACGTTTCTCCAGCTATAAATGAAATATTTACTTTAGTCCAAGTATTGGAAACAAAAGATGTTCTAACATTAGAAGTTACCGAATTCCAATTAGATATATTATAAATAGCTAGATTTAGAGCATCATCTGTTGTACATTTAACCCATAAAGAAACTGTGTATTTTTGACCGATCGTTAAGTTTGAACACCTAATAGAAACACCACTAGCATTACTTGAAACACTTGAAATAACCTTCAAACTTTTGCTACCTACATAACTTGTTTCTGTTACAACACTTCTCGAACCACTATTAACTGATTCAGTTACTATTGTTCCTAATTCAAAACTACTGTCTTGCAATAAATTTCTAATCCCTATACTCACATTATTTATAGCTGTAGTAATATCCGCCTGCTCCACCTTTAAACTTATTTGATTCTGAAGAACAGATATAGAACTTTCTGCTGTGCTCACTCTAGTGGTTAAGCTGCTAACATTCCCATTAGTAGTATTAAGTGCTGATTGATTAGCCTTACTATTTAAACTATTAGTAACTGTACCTTGATAAGTAGTAAAGTCAGAAGTGCTAACTTTTAAACTAATAGCGCTATTTAAAGCTGTAATTGAGGTTTCTGTAGAACTTATCCTGGTACCTAAGCTATCCTCTAAAGTATCTATATCCTGTTGCCATATCTTAGCCTGTATCTGCCCCTGGATAGTTGAAATAGAAGTTCCTTGGCTTGTGACTGTACTAGCTGTAGTTGTTACTGTTGATTTCAAACTATTAAAAGCAACTTCTAATGTTTGATTTTCAGTATCTAATTTTACTTTAGATGCAAGTAATAATGTTGTAGCTCCATTTATCCTGGTAACTAAACTTTCTTTCTCTATCTTAGTTGCATTGATATTAGCTGTATCTGAAACCATATCATCACGAATAATTTTAGCTTTAATTCCTGAAGCTTTTAGTCCAGTAGCATCAAACATTAAGTTTCCTGAACTATCCCATACATACATGTTATAGTCATTAGATTCATCTTTACCTATCTGAACTCTAACTCTTGTATTATCCTTTATTTGAATAGTATTGTCTGAGATAAGCATATTTCCGCTAGATGATTGAATACTAACTAAATTAGTATTTATCTTTCCAGCGTTTATTTTGTCAGCACTTAAACTTATAATTTTAGCACTTGCAATAGATCCATCTGCAATTAGCGTAGTACCTGCAGTTATTAAATTAGCTTTCATATTATCAGCAGTTAAGTTTCCTGCTAGGAGTGTATCTATAACTCCAGCTCTACTTTCCAATGTTGCTATTTTAGCATTAGCAGCGTTTAACTGACTTATTGTTGCGCTGCCTGATTCTAAAATTGCTATTCTTCCTGTAGCTGCATTTATGTTATCTGCATTTATATTTACTGCATTAACTGTACCTGCCAAAACAGTATTTATTGTTGCTACATCAGCCTCTACTAATCTTATTTTAGCTGTTTCAGCCTTTAAATTAACAATATCAGCATCATTAATGTGAGCATAATCAATAAAAGCTTTATTTATAATAGCAACCTCTGTAACCATCCTATTTAACTTTTTCGAAGTATCTCCAGAACTAGAAAAAGAGTTTTTATTCTTATTCTCTCCCTTAGCTCCTATCTCAGCTGTAAGTCCACCAGTATAATTAAACTTCTGAGCTAAGACTGGATGCTTTCTAACAACTCCTTTAACATCAGTAATAGTTATTACATCTCCAACATCTAAAGATAAATCTCCTTGCCATTTCATGCTATAGCCAAGATAATTAAAGCCATTTAACTTAGTATAAATATCCTGGAGAATGTTATTTGTAATCCAAGGATTTTCAAATCCTAATTCCATAGAATTAGTGCCTAAAGATCCTTTAGATAGTTCCTCTTCACCAACTTTACAAGTAACTTTTCCAACCTTATATTTAACTTCTTCTCTTTTATAATTTATATAGTTGCTACCAACTATTGATAAAGATACATCTGTAGGTGTTACTATAGTAAACTTTCCATCCCTAGTTATAACAGCATTACCGCCGCATATACTAGCTACATATCCCACTATTTCTCTACAAGTAAAGCCTTCCAATTTCTTAACTGTGTAAGTTGGAAGGCTTCCTGTAAATTGTACTCCTGTTTTAGCTGCTAGTTCATTAACTACTTGTTGTAATGTTGGATTATCTCCTAAGCTACTAAAATAAGCACTTTCAAATTTTATCATGTTATCAAAGGCTGTTATCTTTGTTGTATAATCAGTCTTTTCTGTATCATCAATATTAAATAGTCCCATAGGAATATATTCTATTGTAGAACCAATCTTAAGTCCTATTTCAACTTTAATTTGACTTGTAGAATAAATTGTATCTCCAGAGTTTATTAAGGTTAAATCTAAGGTTTTAGATACTGTAGTTCCTATCATAAAGCCATCACTAGGTTGAATATTACCATCAATGACAACATTAACTATGTCAGAGTTATTATAAATTCTATCTCCTATAGTAATCTTACATTCAAAGGATCTACTTGGCTTCTTAATTTCAGTCTTATATGCTGTGCTTGTACTATACATAAGTCTACCTCCTTTCTAAAAAATAGATTAGAGATTATTCCTCAATCATGTACTCAACTGCAGCTAGTATTGAAGCAGAAATATTACAAGAACAATTAAAAAGATCATCAAGTTTTATTACATGTATATCTATTTCATTTTCAATAGCACTTAGCTCTTTTGTATCCTTATTCCAATCCTCTAAGAATCCCTCTTGGATATTCATAGTTCCATTTTCATCTATCTTAGGTTTTCCATCAGTATCTTTTATAGCATACTTTTGTATTAACTTTTGCCTTTCAGCATTGTACACCTTAAGCTCTTTTTCTATTTTATTTATATTTTTTGCTATAGCATAGCTGACCTTTACAGGTAACTCCATTACAGATAGTTGTGATAATGCATTAGCGCTATTTACTATAGTTTCATTACTTAACTTCATTTTCAGTACCTCCTACAAATCCGTCTTCAATCTTAAATACTTCTTCCTCAAACTTCTCCATGTCTTCTCTTACAGCAACTTTATTAGTTGTATATATCTCCTGGTTAACTATCGTTTTAACTATATTTGCATTGCTGTTTCCATCGGTAGAAATAGTCGCAGTCATAACCACAACTTGACTTCCATTTATCACGCTTTGACCTGTTACTGTTATACTCTTACTTACATTTAACATTATTCATCATCCTTTCTATTTCTCAATAAAATTCATAGCTAGACCTTTCCACTTAACCTCTTTAGTTGTTTTATCATAAGAATATGCAGCAGCTTTTCTTGGGCCTACATACATAGTTTTAGTTACCTCTCCCAACTCTGGATCTGGATATGTGACTGTAAAGTAAACCTCTTTTACTGCTTTTAATAAATTCATCATTTCCGTATATGTTAGTGGCGGCCACTCTAGCATTAACTTTCTTTTCACAGCAACCCTATCTCTGATCATTTCACCATTGCCATTTCTATTAGTTTCTCCATCTATATCTTCTACATCTGTTTCATATTTTGAAGGAGTAGCAATATCTACTCCATTAACTTTTATCATGTTATTGCTACCCCCTTATGATGGTATTAATGTTATACCACCACTTCTTTGCATCTTTTTAAGCTGATTTAAAGCGACCTTCCCAATTACTGATCCATCTATCATTATAGTTAAATCTCCACCCTTTTGATCTGTTCTACTACCTAATGCATCACTTATTGCTCTAAATGTTTGTTCATATATTTTACTCTCAGGAGAAACTATTTCACCTTCCCTTGTGTTATCACCAATTACAGCTAGTCTAGGATCATTTGCTCCTACGTATCCTCCATTAGCTAGATAAGGAATGTTAGGTAAACTTACACCGAAGTGTTTTCCTCCTCCTGCCCATGATGGAACCCAATCAGGAACATCAAAGGATATTTTGTTTATTCCTCTAATAGCACCATTTATAAGTCCTATTACAGCATTTAAAGGAGATTTAGCTATATCTCCAAGAGCTCCAAATATACCTCTGAAAATATCTCTTACCCCTTGCCAAGCTCTGCTCCAATTTCCAGTAAACACACCTGCAATGAAGTCTATAATTCCTCCAAATATTGTTTTGATATCACCTACGATATTTTTAATACTTGTGGCCACACCTTCAAAGGTACCAAGGAATACACTTACTAAAAATGCTATGAAAGGTTTTAATGCATAATTCCATAAAAACATTATTATGTCTATCACTGTTTGTATTGCTGGTTTCCAAGCATAATAGATATCTATAACAGCTTGTATTTCTTTTATGAAAATATCAGCAAGAAAATCTATAAGTGGTTCAAGTACGTTTTTCCATAGAATTTTTGCAACTTCAATAACAGCACTAAATGCCATTACAAAAACATCTTTCAAAATTGCTGCTAAAGGCTCTATTACCATGTGCCAAATATCAAGAAGTGCAGCACCTAAAGGAACTAATGCATTATTCCAAAAGTCCAGTACTACCTCTTTTAATTTTTCAAATACTGGAGATAAAAATTCTCCTATGGCTCTACCTACTTCATTTACCTTATTTCTAAAGTTTTCATTACTTGCATATAGCACACCAAAGGCAACTACTAATGCAACTATAGCTCCAATAACTCCAGTTGTAACTAATACCGTTGTTGATAGACCTGCTATTAACTCAGTAATTGCAACTATAATCGTAGTTATCCATTTAGATACCTGTAATACTATTGCCATAGCTTTAAAGCCTGCAACTAGTCCAAGTATCACACTAATCATTCCAGTCATAGCTCCTGGACTATCAGATATCTTATTAATAAAATTAACTATCCAATCTAAGAGTGGATTCAATCCCTTTGAAATGCTTGGGAATATAGATATAACCCAATTAATTATTGGTAGAATAAAGTTATTGTATATAGACAATGCTAACTTCCCTAAAGCTATTCCTAACCGACCAATATTCTGTAGAAATGCTTGCACTGGTGGAGTTGCTAACATGTCAAAGAAGCTTCTTAGCGTTGTTTTGCTCTTTTCTACCGCTTCTCTAAATTCCTCCATTGCTCCATTTCCATCTCTTGCCCAAGCTTCTTTAAATGGATTAAATATTGTTCCTAATACTGCTTTCATCCTATTTGCTAACTCATCTGTTTTTTTTTGAACATCAGAAATATCTATATTAGGTGAAACTATTTGTGGTATCTTACTTGAACTATCATCACCAGAATTCTTATCGTTATTAAGAAGATTAATTTCATCAAACCCTGCCAATGCACCTTTTGTTTCTTTTCCAGCTTTTTTAGCAGCATCCCCATAGGCTCCCATAGCTGTTTTAGCTTGTATCAATCCTTTAGCTGCATTCTGCGATTGTCCAAATGTTTTCCCAAAGATTGAACTGATAAAACTTGCTATATATGCAGTTGCTGTACTTAATGCACTCATGAGAGTATTTATAGCAGGTAAGATAGCTTGATATATTGGCATAAATGCAGTATATAAGTTACTTTTAATTTGAGCCAAGGAATTAGAAAATTGATTATTGGTAACTAGTGATTGTCCTAAAAATGTTGTCAATGCAGTAATACCTCTCATTATTAGTGGCAATATAACCATCCATGTTAAAAACTGTCTTGCTATCATTGCTACTCCATTACTCATTTTATTTATGTTCTTATTAGAATTCCCTAAACCATTAAGCCCTTTATTTATCTCTTTTATCTTTTCACTAAGCCGTCCAGCCCTTGTTGTTGCACTCTGAGATGAATTATTTAACGAGTTATATTTTGAGTTTAAAGAATTTAATTTTCCCTTAGCAACATCTGCTGAAGCACTCAATTTATTTATCCTTGTCTCAACTTTTAATATCTCTTCCCTAACTTTAGCTGTGTTAATACTTGATGGCTTTTGCTCTTTTGCTTTCAATTCCTGCAGCTTAGTATACAAATCAATCTGCTCTTGTATTAAAGCAGGATCTGCTACATTGGTTTTACTTGTACTACCTAGTATACTGTTTATCTCGGCATACCTGGCTCTTAGTCTATCTGCTTCTCCAGTATTACCTGCTAACTGTCCTTGAAGTTGAGCCAATTTATCTTTTTGTATATCTATCTGAGCATTGGTTAATCTTATCTTTTCAGCTAAATTATCCATCTGATTTTTTACAGCTTGAGTTCCTGGGTTTATGCTGCTTGTGGCTTTGTTTATTTTATTAGTTACATTTACTGCTTCTTGGCCAACATTCTTAAACTTTTCTTTTATTCCACTTAATTGAGCTGTGGCTTCTTTTGTTTTCACAGAAATAAGTACTTTTAACTCTTCTAATTCCACTAACTAACCCCCTTTCTGTTTGAATTATGGAAGTTAGCAAAATCAAGCATTCTTTGTTTGTGAATTATGGCTTCTTGATTAATTTTCTGATTCTCGAACTCCTCATACTCTTCTTTATATAGATCCTTATAAACCTCTATAAGGGGAACTGGTTGACTGTCTTTAGATAGGATTGCAGCAACATTTATTCCTATACATTCAGCTAATTTATAATCCATAAAGGCTCTATTTTTTGCATCTCTTAAAATCCTTTTTTGATATGCTGAAATGGAATCCTGTATTTCTTTTAATGTTAATTCCCAAAAAGAAAGCACTGGAATTTCACACTCCAATGCTATTGGTAATAATTCATCAAACATCTTAATTAGGCTTAAATTGCTTTCAGCTCCTCTTTGTTCTTGTCCCCCTCCTTCAGAGCATCCTTCTTGAAAAAACCACTCACCTCAAACACATCTATTAGCTCTTCCAGTAAGTCTGTCACAGTTCCTCCATTTTCTATATACTCATCATATAGATCATAAGTTTTGTCTGTATTATAACCATGTTCCAATGCTTGTAATGAAGCGTGTAGAACTGAAATCATAAATGTTACAGAAGGTACTTTTCCACTTTGACATTCTATTAGTTTATTTAAAGGAGATTCTCCTATGCTGCTCTCTAAAGCAACACAATCTCTCCCTCTTAATCTTAGTTTTAGTTCTTTATCTCCTACCTTAAATGTTTTAAATAACATCTATTTCACCATCCTTTCTTTAAATTCTTTATTAAGATCCTGATGTTGGATCTACTACATCTATATCAGATTGAAGCGCTAAAGTTAGCGTAAATTCAATGGCAGCATTTACTCCACCGCCTCCAAGCTTCACACTGCATTGCGCTTTAAATATAAACTTCGTGCCATCTGGATATTTCTGTTGAAAGAAAATCAACTTTTTTTCATCTGCCAATTTTCTCAGGATTCTATAACTTGAACTAGCACTGCCATTTTCATAATTGAATTTATAAGCTAAATCTCCATAGTCACCAATACCATATTCATATTTCTTATTCTTTGATGCTAAATCAGTAACATCTACCTTTTCAGGATCAGCACCCATCTCAGGTACTTCTTTAAGTCCCGCTAAGTTTGTATAAGTTGTGGCTGTCTCTGTTTCTTTATATGCAAGCTCAATACCATTAGCTAACATCTTCATCACCCTTTCTTTTTAAGGGTTATAAACCCTCATATTATTTACATCAATTATTCCTTCAAACCTCATCACCTTGTGTTTTAATTGATTAGGTTCTGGAGTATCAATGCATTGTATTCTTTTTAATCCTAAAGAAGAAAGTACCCCATCAACTGCGACTGCAATATCAGAAGTACTCCCATTATTCCATATATCTATTTTGTATCTTATATAAGCTAATTGCTCTTTATCATCTGTTTTGGTATGGGTTTTATTATCCTCTTCAATGTATTGAATTATAGGGAAAGTAGCCCAATCTGAAGGGTAAGAATCATTAATATTTTCAACTATCTTCTTTAACTCAGTTCTAATTAAAGGCTTTATATTTATCATTCTTTTGCTACCCTCCTTATAGTTTCATTTAGATCCTTTTTAATATTATCAACTATTTTTTCTTTGTTGTTTTTAAGTGCTGGGTATAGATAAGGTTGTGCCATTTGTCCCTCAATCCATCTATACCCAACATCAGGAATATTAACAAGCCATTTATCTTGTTTGTAGCTTAAAGCTCCTGGATATTTATCTTCAACAGGTGTAGTTTCTCCAGTCTTTCCAGTTCCAAATTCAACATATGCTGCATGATCACTATTAGTACTTACAGTTCCAGTAACTCCTTCATCCGTTACTTCAACTTTATCAGTTATGCTCTTTTTTAAATCTCCAATATCTACTGAAACTAAGTCTTGAGCATCACCTTTAACCATTTTAGTTTCTTTTTTAACTGAGTTAACTGTAACATCTTCTAAATTAACACCTAAGGAATCTAGTTTTTTTAATATACTATCAAATCCACTAACATTAATACTACTTATACTCATAATAACTTCTCCAATTCAATAACAAGGTGAGAATATCTTTTTATGCTAATGATTTTATAATCAGGTTTACTTTCTTTAGGTACATAGACACATATTCCATCACCTTCAGCCATAACTTCATTTTCATCATAAAGCATGTTAAGTATATAGTTTAATCTCTCTCCGTATATTTCTGCTTGTAGCTTCCCACTTGCAGGAGCTATATTAGCTTTTATTGGAATTGGTTCCTCTAAGTATCCTGGATACTTGCCACCTTCATTATCTTCTATTACTGTTTTTCTTTTTAAGTAGTAAGGTTTCTTATTCTTTATTCGCATTAGTAACACCTACTATTTTTAATCTTCTAAAAGCATTTAAGCGTGATTTAATCCCCTCTGGTATTTCTGTAATATAGCTAACAGATACTCCATTTTCACTTCTAGAAGCTTCTCCTTCAGAGCCTTGTCTATTATAATAAGTAATGGCTAGTTCCCTTTGTAAACCCTCCATTTTATCTAATAAAATATCTCTATTACAGTAGTCTAATATTTCAGCTGCTGCATCCTCTAAAAGCATATTTAATAGATCATCTTTGCTTGTATCATTTTTATCTATCCCTAATCTTATCTTAAGTTTTTCTAATTGAGTCATATAATCACCTCCAAGACTAAAAGGAAGGGATTACTCCACTTCCTCTATCATCTTAATTAACTCATCCTTCTTTATTTTAGAAGGTATTTGAAGACCCTTTTCAATAGCTATTTTCTTTAATTCATCCATTGTTAAAGTATCTAAACCAACTTCTTGATTTTCATTTACTAATGTAGTGTCTTCACCTACATATTCATTACTTAAATCAGTAGACTGCTGCTTTTCTTCTACTAATTTAAATCCTTCATCAATTAATACCTTAGCAATGTGTTCGTCATCAGTTATTCGCTCCACATTTAAGCGAATTAGTTTATGAACCACTCTTAGTCTCCTTTATGTTTGCAAATATTGAATTAGCAGCATTATCTTTTACCCATATATCATGATATCTTCTATAATCCATAGCCCATGCATTAGCATCTTGATAAGTTTCAGGATCAAATATTCTCATATTATCCTGCTTAGTTACAGCTATAGGAGTTGTTCTTGGTACAATTATAAAGTTAACATCCTTTGCAGTAGATCCTTTAACATATCCCCCTTGAGTTTGTCCTGCTGTTTTGCCATCAAATAAAGTAATTGCTGTATACAATCTATTTTGTGGTGTCTTTATTATAGGACATCCATCTAAAACTGGAACTTCAGTATCTATCCCACCTTGAGAGAATGTTGTATTAGATATTTTTCCAGCCATAGCTAGTTCAAATTCAGTTGCTACATCATAATTAGCATGAATAACTAACTGTCCATTATATCCATTTTCTCTAATAACTTTTATTGCATATTTTAGTTTTGCAAGCACTGTATCTTTCGCAGGAGTATAACCATACTCCACATTCTTATCTTGCGCTATTCCCATTGCAGTTGCTGCTAACAGAGATAATCTATAGGCATCTATCTCTGGAGTAACCTTAGTTCTTTGAAACTCACCCATGATAGTTGATGCAGTTACTACAAATCCAGTTTCATCTACATCATTTGCATCAATAACAAACTTTCTTCCTCTATCTTGAGTCATTTCTTTAGTTTGGTATGAAAAACTTACGTCTCCATCTGCAAATCCTGAATTACCCGCTCTTCCGTAGTTTCCTAATCCATCCATAGATAATTTAGGTATCTTAACTTCCTTTCCTCCAGTGTACTTAACTTGTCCAGCATTAGCATCCATCCAGCCTGTTAACATCTCTTGTAATGCTATTTTGTCTAATTCCTTTTGAAATAATGATGCATACTGCATAGTATTTGCCATTTTTACATTCCTTCTTTCTTATAAATATTTTTATTGTCCTCTCATGGCCCTTGCTATTTGAGCTTCAAGTGTATTTTCATTTCCTAAACCAGCCTTTGGAGGTTTACCACCTCTTAACTTATCATTAACAGCTTTCTCTACCGCTTGTTGCCAAGAGCCTTGAGCTTTAACCCAAGCCTTTTCAATTGCTTCAATTGATTTTTGACAAGATTCAGCACTTTCATAATGAAGCACTTCCACTAGTTCTATTGGTAGGTTTTTATCAGCTAAGGTTTCAGCTGAAGTAATCTTTAGTTCTCTAGTTGTGATTTCCTTTTCTCTTTTAGCTAAATTATCATTTAACTCAGCTACTCTTTTTTCTTCTGCATCCTTAGCCTTTTGAGCTTCATATTTAGCCTTTTCATTAGCTGTCATAGCTGCTAACTTTTCAGCTTCTGTTTTTGCTTCTTCTAGCTTTTGATTGTATTCTGTTTCCCATTTTGTCTTAGCAGTTTCAAGGGCCTTAGATACTCTCTTATCAAACTCACTTTGATATTTCTTATCTTTTAATACATCATCAAAGGTTTGCTCACTACCATCTTTACCATCACCAGCTCCATTTTCCCCTTCGCCAGTACCAGTTGAAGTATCACCTTCACCTGTTCCTGCTGCTCCAGCTCCTCCATCACCAGTATCAGGTGCCATAAATCTCCTTGAATAAGGATTACTTAAGACTCCAAAAAGTTGTAGATTCATAATTAATTTTCTTCTTTTCATAACTTCCTCCTTACCCCTAATGTTCAATGCCCACTAGGTTTAATTATTTTTAAACAGTTTATATCGTCTTATTTAGGACAAAAGAAAAAAGCCTTAAAAGTAAGACTTTACATCATAGTTTCTCTTATAATAACCAACATAAAATATGTCGCTAAACATTGATTTACCGACACAAATTAATAATTATGATACTTTTCAAATTGTTTTTATAAGATTTTCTGCATAAAAATAAAAAATACACAATCAAATTGCATATTTATTCTAATTGTTATTGAATAATATTCATCTATGGAACTAATTTTATATTCTTACGCTTTTTCTGTTCTTCATTTATAGCTTTTATCAGTTCCTTACCATCTATACTTATAGATACCTCACTAGTCTTTTTCATTTCTTCTAGTTCTCTCTTCATGCCTTCAGTAACTTCTTCTAAGCTGTCATTTTGTTTTTTAACATGATAATTTACATAGATGTCATATACACTTGAAGCAATAACTATTACAGCAGCAATATTAAGTAAAATCACTTATTTCTCACCTCCTTGGAATATCATCATTCATAATCAAGTACTCCCCTATTTTTGAGCGTAATAAAAGCACCTACATAAGTAAGTGCTTTTATTTCTTGCGTTTGTAAATTTCATCTTTATCAAATGAAAGTTTTTTTTCTAATTCAATATAAAATAAATAAACATTAGTTATTTATAGTACTTGTTTATTCTTCTGGTATAAAATTTCATCATATAATTTATACAACTTTAATCCTAAATCATTGACAGTATCCTTATTGTTCATTCCATTCGATGCTATCTCATCATTAATTAATAATTGAATTTCTTTCACATTAGAATCGTTTATATTAAATTCTACTATTGATTCATCATCTTTAATGTTATTATCTATATACTCATCTATGCCATGTATACTCTTAAGCAATTTAAATAGGTTTTTGTTTAATTTAAGTTTCATATTCTCACTTCCCTACCTATTGTTGATTAGTATTTACTTTTATTCTTGCCCATACTTTCCGATAACAAACTTATCATACCATTCTTTATAATTCATGTTGCCAGGTATTATATAAGTTTTTCCTGTCACTGGATCTCTAGCTCTTCTCTTCAGTCTTTCTATATTTTCAAAATAGGCTCTTGTGGTACTTCTGCAATATGGATGTAATGGAGGAAGATTTACACCAACTTTAGCCTTATCAACTTTTATTATCTTTCCGTCCATTTCTCTACATACATCAGATGTTCTTAAGTCTAAGGTTGCTACATATATGTATCTTTCTATGCCTAATTCTTTATAGCTTTCTAGTTCAGCTGCATTTACAATATAAGTAGTTTCAGTTCTTATTAATCTTTCTGCTGCAAACTTACCATAGTCGGTTAATTCCCTTAGTTCAGCTGCCATTCTCATTGAACTCTTACCAGCCATAAGTCCACTAGTTATTACCTCTTCTAACTTCTCCACTAATACATCTGTATTATGCCATATACGCTTAGAGTAATGTTTGCCACTCCATTTGTTCTTTAGTATCTCTTGAATTGTTTGTACAGGCATTTGAGCAACATTAAAGCCTACTCCTATACCTTTCTGAATATCAAATATATTCCTATGATATGACTTATTTGCGGTATCTGTATATAGTTGAGTACTTGTATTAATCTCAACATCAGCTGCTAATTTTGTATTAATATAAATGCTTTCTTTAATTGCTTCAAGTCTTGTTATTCTTGCTTTATAGGCTTTAGCATTAAGTTGAGACATTAAATACTTCTTTAGATCCTCATCCTGGATTCCTTTAATTTTTAATCTAATAGAATCTAATTCTTTTTGAGAAACTCTAGTATTCAACAACTCCATAGCTTCAGATTGAGTTAAGCCACCATCTAATACAAACTTATTAAATATCTTCTCTATATCCTTATTTATATCTTTAATAGCCTTATCATAAGCAAGGTTAATTTTATATATAGTTTCATCGGATGATTTATGATATTCAGCCATTCTTTCATTAGCTCTATTTTCCCAATAGGTATTACTCTTCATCTACCTCACCATCTTTTTTGATATCTTTAAAGTCATATGATCCAAAAGACTTTTGATGTTGCTCAATCTTTTTCTCATTCTCTTTATCAAGGTTTTCTCTTTCCTTATCTACATCAAGCTCTTCATCAAACCTTTTAACCCTAGTTTCCCAACTTATAAATCCATCTGTCATTTGAGCTATCCTAGCAAGTAATTCATCATCTACTGGTAAGCTACGTTTCATAGTGATATCTATATTGTTAGAATCTATATTTTTAGCTTTAATATTCTCTATATTACTCATAAGCTTTAACCTTTGTCTTAATCCTTTCTTAAAGTATCTTTCCTTTATTTTACCTAACTGCTCAAAGGCTAGAAGCTTGTACTTCATAGCTACACCACTTGCATTGCCTACAAAGTTTTCATCAGTTAGACAAGGAACTTTTGAAAACTCGTGAATATCATCCTTAAGACTTTTCTTTAAAACTTCTATTTCTGTTTCATTAAGATTTTTAACTAACCACTTGGCATCTCCACCTGGATCAAGTTCTAAAATTTTAAGTTCTTTTAATAATTTCCCTGTTTTAATCTTTTCTTCTTCATCATCACCTAAAGTTGCTCCTATAACAGCCAAAAGAGCATCAACCATCTGTTCTTTATCATTTACTCTATCTGATTGTAAAAGGTTATATGCATCAATTAGCGTTATTACTCCTTCAAAGTCACCTTTGCTTTTCTTATTATTTTGATACTCTATAAATGGTATCTCTCCAAAATAATGTTCATTTAAATCAATTTCCTTTGGAGTTTTGCTACTTAAATCTTGAAAGAAGTAATAATATATTTCTGTATCAGTATATATGTGAACATCGTACCCTGTTTTCTTATCATCAATATCCTTTTTCTCAAAATAAGTTACTGCAAACATAGGTTTATGCTTTACTGTACTATCTACTACTAAAAATCCATTGAATGGACTTACTACAGCTAGATCTGGATATGGTACTTCATCATCATTCATATATAAAAGCTCATTACCTAATCCAAAAATACTAATATCTATTGCTAACTCATTATTGTGTGAATCTTCATCTATGTCTGTAAATATATCATTCAATGCTTCTGAATCATCTCCAGAGTAACTTATTGGAGTTCCAAACACATACCCCACTCCCATATCAGTTATATACTCAGCATGATTGCAAATTAATTTATTATTAGGTAGTGAATTACTTGATAATGTTCTTCTTTTAATATCATGTTCACCATCATAATAATCATTTAGTTTCTTATATCTAGTAATTAAATCTTGATGATTATCCAAACATTTAACCAATAACTCTATAGGAACAGAACCATCTCCATTCAAAAGCTCTCTGTCTTTTATAATTGCCATTTTATCACCTCCAAAAAAAAAAGACCCCAAACACGAAGTCTTTTTATCTTTCTATTTAATTTTCAGAAATTTTTTAAGGCTCAATTCATTAACTATATCATTATTATTCTTTATAACATCTTCTCTTCCTTTTGAATAATCATATACTTTTGCTCTATAGAAATAATCTGGACTCATTTGTATGCCAGTCATGTCATATTTAAGTTGACACGAAAGTAATATCATGTAATAAGTTGTTTTAGTTTCAGCTTTAGGATCGTCAATCAATTTATGAATGTCTTCTTGCATAGATGCAACTATTTTTATAGAATCTTTTGCTCCATAAGCCAATATTTTATCGATTATTTCATATATTTTATCACTATAATCTTTTGAATTTCGATATAAAAGTTCAATTACATCTATTATTTCTAATGGTAAACTCGATAATTCATTAAGATATATATTAGTTTTCTTTTTATCAGTTTCTCTTTTTATGTCGCTACGTGTAAGAAAATATGTAATTACAAATCCTATTATTGTTACAAATGCAGGAACTGCAATTTTAACTATTTCCATAAATACATTAGTTTGTTGAACCACATTCCCAGATGCCCCCATAATAATCACTCCTCATTCAATTTTTGTATATTATATCATATAATTACATATTCTTCATATCACCTCAATCCTATTTTTGATTTACTACTAACCTTAATCTTCTTACTATTTATTTCATCTTCCATTCCATATCTAGCAGCATCAATAGTGTGGTTATCCTTATCAGGATATTCACCTTTTAAGTTTCCATTCTTATCTTTCTCTATTTCATACTCCATGAACTCTCTTTTTGTATTAGGACATCTAACAGGATCTATTATTATTTCTTCTATTTCTTCAGATAAATATTTAAGACCATGCTCAACTGAATCTGGCCCTTTCTTAGCTCCTATAATATTTAACCCTAACTTCTTAAATTCATTTATTGTTCTTGGTTCTGCGCTATCAGCGGTAACTCTTTTATTTAGTATATTAAGTTTCTTAATTGCTTCAACAGCTTTACTATTGCTTAATTGAACCTTGTATACTTCACCAAAGATATAAAGCTTTTTTCTTGTTTTATCATAGTGCATTAACAAATAGGCTAATGGATCAGCAGCATAACCAAAATCTAATCCATTCTTTAATCTATCAAATACTTTTATTTCTTCATCTTTTATTTCTCTAATGGTTAAGTTTCTAAATACTTCTCCACCAGTACCAGTTACAGCTCCTAAATAATCATGTTCATACTTAGTGGGATTAACTTTCTTCATATGTTCAGCTTCAATTATGAATTGTTCTCCTAGCCATTCTTTTGGTACACTTCTATAATCACTATGATGGACATATTTATCTTCTCTAGCTTCAAGAACTTCTTGGTTACACCAGTTTCTCTGTGACTCTGGAGGATTGAATGAATAGAATACAAAAAACTTAGGGCCACCTCTCATTAATGATTGATTTATAGTATCTATTTTAGGTTTTCCTTCAAATTCATCTACTTCTTCATACCATATGTATTTAATATATCCTTTAGGAACTTTAGTAGATTTAACTTTCTTAGGATTATCTGCACCTTTAAACCTTATAACTTGTCCAGTAGGCTTATATGTTATTGTCAATTTAGATTCTGGAACATGCCACTCATCACTTACACCTAAAATGTCTATTGCCCACTTAATTTGATCTCTTACTGATTCAGATAAGGTATCTTTTACCCTTCTTAGGATAAGAGCGTTTGACATTATGCCTTGCTCTGCATCCTTCATTATATTAAGAACTATTTCAATAGATATCCATGAGGATTTAGTGCTACCCCTTCCACCTTTAAGCCAATAATGTGTATGTAGTCCTCTCTTTAAGTCGTTATGAAGTACATAGAAACTAGATGCAATTATTGATTTAAGACTTACTTTAATCATCTATATCATCCACAATAACTACATTGCTTGAAGAACCTTCTGTATTTCCTAGTTTTGCTTTCAATACTTCAATACGTGCTTTTTGTTCTTCTGTAGCTAAATCCCAATTCTTATGAAGCATTTCATCATACTGCTTTATCATGTTGCTTAATGTTCTCATAGCATCTGACTGTGCCCTTAAGAATGTGGCTTGTCTATCCCATGCGAATTGAAATTCATATTCAAACTCTTCTTCTGATTCATTGCTTGAAGTTTTTTCTGTACTTCTATCTTTAGTTCTTACTTTTGATTTCTTAAGCTCTTTTATCATTTCACTTTTACTTTTAACATGCATTATCTTTTGCGACCTTATTATAGCAGCATATTTCATTTTTATATTATTCCATAGTATTTCTAATGGACTCATTTCTTCTATAGCTTCAAAAATGTCATATGCTTGTTTAGGAAGATATTTAGAGTAGAACCCATGTTTATACCTGTTTTGATTCTTCTCAGGAGCTCCACCTTTATTTCCTAGTGCATTCTTATTCCCTTTAGGTGCACCAGCTCTCCCTTTAAGTTTATATTTCCATGTGTCCTGGCTTCTCCATGAGTTTATATTACTTACCTTTTCATTTAATAAATCAGCTATTTCCTTTGATGATATTCTGCCGCCATGCTCTTTATATATTTCAAAAGCTTTATCTCTGTTTGGACTTCTTACTCTACTCATATTAATTACCTCCATGATAAAAGGTGCCCGTGACGGACACCTTACTTATAATTCTTTTCTTCGTATCTTTTTATATATTTATATAATGTTGTTCTACTCTTCAATTTAAGAAGGCTAGTAAATTGTATTGCCGTAATTTTATTATCTTTCCATTGTTTATATAACTTTTCGAATCCTTCTGGCAATTCAGCTTGTGGTCTACCTTTATACTTACCCTCTTTTTTAGCAAGCTCTATTCCTTCCCTTTGTCTGCTTCTTATTTTATTTCTTTCTTCTTCTGCAATAGCTCCAAGAACCTCAATTAAAATATTATTAATCATTTCAAAAACCCACTCACTACCTTCAGGGAAATCCATTAATGTAGTTGGGATATTTAAAATTTTAACCCTAACTTTCTTTTCTTTGTAGTAATCAAGTTCATCTTTTATACTTTCTTTATTTCTTCCAAGTCTATCAAGTTCTTTTATTATTAATGTGTCGCCTTGCCTTAATATCTTTTTAAGTTCCTGGTATTGTTCTCTATTGAAATCTTTTCCACTTTCTTTATCCATATAGATATTCTCATGTTTTAACTCATTGCAAAAATCTTTAAGAGCTTTCACTTGTCTATTTTCATTTTGTTCTTTAGTTGAAACTCTTACATATCCAAAAATCATAATCTCACCCCTAATTATATTATAAGTGTTCATTTTAAGTATGTAAAATTTACTGAACACTTTTGGAGACTATTTGATTAGATTTTAGTATGTTTATCTATTAATTTCTTTATTTATTTCATGTACTCTTTAGAGTTTACCCAAAATGAACATATAAAAAGTGTCCATAACGGACATCTTTTTTCTTTTATTCCATTATCTTATTTTAAACTATAACTTTTCTCCCAGAGCTTTGATGTTTAAACGCATATAAGGCACTGATTGAGTTAATCCTCTTCAAAATAACTATAATTTTGATATTTTAGATTTCAAGTTTTCAAATAAGTCCTCTAGAAACCCTCTAAGAACGTTTTTAAAACCTTCTTAGAATCTTCTTAGAGCCCTCTTGGTGCCCTAAAAGAATCCGCCAAAAGCAACGATTTTATAAAACCCACTCCATCCATTGATATGACTAACTTTAAGGCACTTTTTTAATTTATCTCTAAATCGGTAATAAGCTATAGGATTACGGATATCATTTTTTATATACATATAATAGTAGGAATTTTTTATTTTCTCTTTGAATCTGCATACCCCACTTTTTTACCGATTATAAGGTCAAAAAAAATTAAAGCTTGTCATCAGCTAAAGCAGCTGCATCATCTTTAATCTCATTATCTAATCCTAAATATCTCTTTGTTGTTTCAATATTCATATGCCCTAATGCTATTCTTACATATTCTAAATCTCTTTTAGCTTCCCACAATCTACTTGCATAGGTTTTTCTCATACTATGGCCACTTATATTCTTAAGGACTAAACTCTTACCAACAGCATTTAAAATTTCAGAATATGATTTAGCTGAGATATGTTCATTCTTATTTGATGGAAAAGCATATTCAGATTTACTTTTACCTTTGATATATTCTCTTAATAACTTTCTTAGATTAGGTTTAATCATAACTTCTCTTGGTGGTGGTCTTTTCTTTTTAGAGTTAGGATAATTCTTCATGTGAGTTTCCCAAGCTTTATATTGTTTTTTCTCCTGGATCATAAACCTCTCATCCTCAAGAGATTCTTTAATCTGACCTATAGTTAAATCCACTATATCTTGCGTTCTATAACCAGTAGCGACACCTATATAAAAAATCATAAGATTCCTTTCAGGATATTCCTTACTCATTTCTTCAAGCTTATATTTAAACCTATTGTAGCTTCTCTCTGGTATAGAATTAGCTGGAACCTTTCTTGGCACATCATCTCACCTACCTTTGCCTTATGGCTCCTTTTTCTCTTTTGTAGCTCCTAGACTTCATACATTCATTTATTCCCTCAAAAGGATCATAAAATAAGGTCATGTTTTCACATGACCTACTATCAATACATTTTTTACATTCAGCTGGAGACTTAGCACATATCACTTTGTCTCCATGAAATTTGATGTTAAGATTTAGTTTTCTTTTCGTTGACATTTACTGAGCCTCCTTGTTTTATCATATAAAAACAATATTTACTTCTATTATTATATTAAGAAATATTATAAGCACTCGAATACTATTAATATATACTTTATAGGGAGTGATCTTTTTGAATTACGATTTTGACATTGTTGCTTTACTTATTGCTTTAGGTTCTTCATTTATTCTATTAACAAGATATGTATTTGCATATTCTATAAAAAATTTTATTGTCTCGAATAAATCTGTTCTGTCCAAAATTAACGTTAATGTTGAGAGTTTAATACTTTGCCTGTTATACGTTATTTCTTTTTTTTCTATGTATTTTTTACTCTGGAAAACTCAAACTTTTATTTTTCCTAAATATTTGACTGAAAAGCAATTTGCAATTATTAACTTCATTCCAATAATAATACTTACACTTTACTTAATATTTCTATCCTCACTTTCTAGATTTATTGAGAATAAAAAAAAATCTTTATTATACTCCGATAATATATATATAGCTAATAAACAGAAATCTACAATTTTTCTTAAAATATCTATGTTTTTTTCTGTTTTTTCTAGTATGGTATTGTCTATCCTATGTTTTTTTGTGATAGAATGCATTACTACCATAAATATAACAGCTACTGCAACTGTTGGATTTCCTGAAAGTGTTCAAACAAATACTACTTTTATAATAAATACAAACCTAACATATGAATTAACTAATGCTCAAAATGAATCTACTATAAATTCAGAAGATATTACTTCAACCTCAAATGAAAGCGATGAAAGTACTCAACCAGATTCCAATGCAATGAATTTATTTGAAAGAAAAGATGCTTTTATATCACTAATTTACTACATATTTTTTATAATTTTTTATTATACCTCAACTATATTTATAACCGGACTATTTTTTAGTTATGGATATTTACATGATTTAACTAAATATAATTTTATAGATAGTTCTAAAGATATAACTACTGGTTATTTAATTGGACAAGATAATGATTTTTATGTAGTAAAAAAATTAACTGGTATTAGTACATTTATAAAAAAAGATATTATCACTGAAATAAATACTTCATCCTTAGCCAATAGTTCAAAATTAATCCTATAAAATAAAAGCAGCCACCCAACAGTGACTGCTCCATTAAAAGGGAGAACTAAATAATGAAAAACTTAATTTCAACTTATGAATTTATTATATAAACATTATGTGTCCTTACAGTGTCAATTATATAAACTAGCGGTTAATAATTTGTGACTATGAGTTCATTATATTTCCCTCTAGCTTTCTTCTCTTTGCTTACTGAGTATTGTACTTGAACTTCTTTAATATTAAACTCTTTATAGAGTTCTCTGATTTTTGTATGATCATTAATTGTTAAAAGGAATTTTCCTTTTATGTTTGATAGCTTGTCTCGAAGTAGTAAATGCTCTTTTTCTCCGAACTCATTACCATATCCAGTTACATCTAAGTAAGGTGGATCTGCAAATATAAAGCTGTGTTCTCTATCATATTTATCTATTATCTTTTCAAAGGATAAATTCTCTACATAGGTATTTCTTAGTCTTGATTTAATTTCATCTAATTTATTTTTATAAAAAATTTGTGGTGAAGGTATTTTAGTTGTTCCATAACCATAAACCCCACCCTTTCCTGCAAAGCTTTGTGTTATTAGGTATAAAAACCTTACAGCTCTATTTATTTCTGTTAAGTTCTCAACTGTAGAGTTTTTATATTCTTCAAATATATCTCTTCCTGAAAACTCATATTCTAGCATTCTCTCTATTTCTGGAGCATGGTACTTTATCATTTTAAATAAATTTATGAGTTCCTTGTCTACATCATTTATGACCTCAACTTTTGAAGGCTCTTTTCCAAAGTAAACCCACCCTGCACCAAAGAATAGTTCTATATAACAAGTATGCTCTGGTATCATTTCTATTATAGTTTTTCTTAATTTTGATTTTCCTCCCATTCTACATATTGGAGGTTTTAACATTGTCAATAATATCACTCCTATTTTGATGATTAGGTTAAATACACCGCCCATTACACCAAAATAAAAAAGCGTCTACCCACTTATAGATGCTTTTCAGGAACCAACTTATTATCACATTTTAAATGATATCACAAAGAAATGAAACTATTCTACATACTAAAGTGATATTATTCTGCTACTTTTCTGATACTTGCTTAATATCATTAGTTTTAAGTGTAAAAAAGAGCCTAAAAAGACTCTCTTCAATTAGTTATTTAGTTCATATTTATCATTTTTAATCATTTGCTCTGCTATTTCTGCTAAGTCAGCATCATCTATAACTCCATTCGATATTACATCAGCATCATACTTAGTTTTATCTGTATCATCAACATTTTTTCCGTAGTAATATGCATCAATACCTAAATCTATTAATGTAAAATCTCCTGTTCTATTGACATCAGCAAATATCTCAAACTCTTTCTCTCCACAATTTTCTTCTAATATGTCTTTTTCAAGAGCTTCATTATCAGATATACGTGTTTTTAATACATCTATTTTACCTTTACCACTTGCTTTAGTTTTAAACTTAAGCTTTACCACTGCCTTATCTTCATTTATTCCATTTTCCTCACCTAAACTAGCAACTATAAATCTAAGTTTTCCATTGTCAGTATCTTTTATTTCTTTAAATACTTTTAATCCTTCTACATCTTCATAACCTATATATTCAAATACATCTTTATCGTAGGCTACAGTAAAATCTTCTGCATAAATATTTTTAACATTATGTAGAACTATATCTGTAGTAAATTCGCTATTAAGTGCTAGTTTATCTTTTTCTGACTCTACAGTTACAATTTCATTATTTGTAATTACATTAACCGCACAAGTAGCAGTTAAATTAGTTCCGTCTGCTGTTTTAGCTGTAATAGTAACACTACCTTCTTTTATAGCAGTAACTTTTCCATTCTCTTCAACTGTAGCTATGCTTTCATCACTTGATGACCATGTAACACTTTTATTATCCGCATTATCTGGTTTTACAGTTGCTAGTAAATCATCGGTTTGTCCTATATTTAAATTCAAGGATGTTTTATTTAATGATATTTCATTTGAGTTAACTATTGGTTCATCTATTAAATATCCTGCTTCATCTATATCTATCGCATCAATCGAATATCCTGACTCTTTTATATCTATAATTTGTAATGTTACTGTATGGTTTTTTAATCCCAAATTTGCTTTTTCATATAATAGAACTGGATATCTTCTTGTAGCACCGTATGGTGAATATGAATCAACAATATCTCCATCAATTTTTACTTGTATGTTTGTAGAATAAAGTAAAGAAATAAAACCCATAACTCTAAATTTTGTTCCATAAAACTTAAAAGTTACACTAGCACTTTCATTATTTGCAAGCATTTCAGCATAACTTGAATTATAAGCATCTGATAAATTTCCACGTCTAAAATTAGTATACTTAATACTCTCGTTTCTATCATCATATCTCTTCCATCCTTTCTCTGGAAGCTTTAAAATATCCCCTACAACTGCACTATTCTCTTCTGTACCATTAAGATTACTTACTCCTATCAACTCACTTACACCTACAGCTTTGGCATATTGTATATTACTAAAGCAGCCTATTATTAAAATAACTACTACCAAAAACACTATTCCAAATTTAATTTTCTTTTTTTTCATTATTACGTCCTCCTAAAATACTAATTGCTTACTGTATATGTTCTAAATTCATATGAAGATATCTTATCGAACACAACATACTCTTTTACTTCTTTGTATGGTTGAATCTTTTTAGTGAATCCAAACTTAGGTTGTCCTTTACCATTGCTGCTATCAAACCAATTTATAAAAGATTCTATTTCACTATTATGTAAATCATATTCTTTAGTTTGACCATTAGTCATTGTTATAGCTAATATAGCTCTATCATTGCTAGGTTGAACAACCGTTACATCACAAGTTGCAGTTAAATTACTTCCATCAGTTGTTTTAGCTGTTATTGTTGCATTACCAGCCTTTATTGCTGTAACTTTTCCATTTTCATCTACTGTAGCAACGCTTTCATCACTTGATGACCATGTAACATCTTTGATTGACGCATTATCTGGTTTCACTGTAGCTATTAAATCTTCTGTTTCTCCTATATTTAAGCTTGAAGATGTTTTATTTAATGATATTTCTGATACATCAGTAACTAAATATCCACTTGAATCTATATCTATAGCGTCTACTGAAAATGAATATGATACTCCATCATGAACTTTAGGCTGTGTGTTTGTATCCATATATATTTTCACACTGTGTATTCCTTGGCTTAAGTTTGTGTTTTCATATGTTAACACCTGATACTTTATATCATTTGCATTAGTAACTCCTTCGGAAAATCTATATACTGCGTCATCTATCTCAATACAAATATTCTTACTTCTGTAATAAGATTGGTCTGATATAATTCTTATCTTTGTTCCGTAAAATCTAAATTTAACATAGTTTGAATCTAAAAGACTTTTATCAGAAAATAAGTATCCATTATATCCACCATTAAAATAATTAGTGTTTTTTGGTGGGCCAGCCATGTTCTCTCCCATGTACTTTATTCTAGAATCTGTATCATCAAATCGTCTCCAACCGGTTTCTGGAGATGTCAATACTTGGCCAACAGTTGCAGCTGAAACTCTGTCCCCCTGTATCCAAGTTAAAGAGAATATAGTTGCTAATATTACTACTAAACTAAATGCGATAAATTTCTTTTTTGATTGTATTTTCATTATTACGTCCCCCTCAAAATTAATCTGTTTATATTATATATTGTATGTTTTTGTAATTTCAAGGATTTATTTACTACATTTTCCCACATATTATTTTGTTTTTTATAATTTAAGTAAATTTTGTACATATAATTATACTCACATTAAAATGGACAGCAAAAAAGCAGCCACCTAACAGTGACTGCTTTATAAAAAGGAAACAAATAATGAAAAAAACTTATGGTTATCGTATGATTTTATTATATTGCGTCTATGTGTCCTTAGTGTGTCATCATGATAAACATTCTGTTAACAACTATTAGTTACTATTTGCAATGTATATTTTCAACTTTGGATTTCCCAACATGACTTATTAAAATAACTTAATTTCACAATTTTGTTGAGTTAGATATTTTAACCCTTCATTTTTGAAGGGTTAATTTTATAGATAACTGGAAAATTCCAGATATCTATTACAAATCAAAATAAAAGCACCTACCCACTCATAGATGCTTTTAAAGAACTAGACTATTATAAGTACTAAAGTGATATTATTTTTCTACTTAATTCATTCTTTCCTTGATAAACTATTGGAATCATCTTATCAATAGCTTTATCTCTTAATCTTCTTACCCAAGCTTCACTAAGATCCATCTGCTTGGCTACAAAACACCAAGACTTATTTCTAAACTTCAGATATTTAAAGTAAATAACATCCCTCTCATTATCACTTAATACATTTAGAGCATTATCTATTCTTTCTTTTCTTATTTCATTGGATCTCTTAAGCTCTCTTAGTCTTGTTATTTTCTCTTCCTTGCTTAAAACTTCATTTTCTGTTGGTCTATTTATTTTATATGTATGACTAGACTTCTCCCCCATACTTATTGATGATATACCCACATAATCATTTTCTAGTTCTTCAATGTCTAGTTCTAAATTCTTTATTGAGTTTTCTAAATCTATATAATCATTTAACATTCCTTCTATTAACTTTCCTTGGCTTATCAAATTTCTTCCTCCTTAATCACATCTATGTTATAATATATATGTAACTAAATGAGGTTTAAAGAGAGCTTATGAGTCTGGAAACTTGCAGCTCTCTTTTTTGTTTAATTAAAATTATTTATTCCCCATACATAACCTTCTCTTTGAGTTATCTTACCTTCTAAGGATAAATGTATTAGCAACATAAAGACTTCTTCACAACTTCTTTTTAAAATTCTAGACATTTCTTTTATGCCTGTACCATATTCCCAAAGCCTTATTGCTCTTTCAATATCTTTTGAATACCAACAAAAATCCATATTAGGCAATATAGTTACTAGCTTATCAGTATTCCTTTTTCCTTTCATTTTTACCTCATTTCTAATCTATTTAATTACAATTTTATTCTGTATTTATTATTTCTTGCTAAAAAAAATGATAGTATAAAAATCATTAGTTGCACTGTAAAAATATTTATACGCTCTATTAATCCTAAAATAGGAATAGAGTTTGATATAATAATTCCTGTGGAAGCTCCCGAAATTGTTATTATACATCCACATACGATAATAAATGTTCCTAACTTTCTCATATTTTCTATTTTTCTAAAGCCTGTCCCCATAAGAAATGTTGAGCCAATAGTTGAAATTACAACTATTATAGTTACAATAATATGCATTAGATTTTGAAATGTCATTCCTGCATTTGTCTCATCAAGTGGAAATAATGAATATCCAAGAAATGATGAAATTTCCATTATAATTAACAAAATCATTCCTATCTTAGAAGGCATATTTGCATATTTTTTTATGCTTAAATATAAAGTAACAGCAAAAACTATTGTTAATATTCCATATATACTAGTAAAAATCCTAAGAAGTTCAGCATTTGGAGCTCCTTCTCCAGTTAAATCACTAATTGGCTGCTTTATAGAAGAATATTCTCCCCACATATTCGCCCCTAAGAATACATGAAAAATATATACTATGGAACTTAACATTCCACATATAATTCCGATTTTTTGAACCAACTTCGTTTTGTAATTTATCATATTTAAGTGACCTCTCATTTCATAGTTAAATTACCTAATTATATCATATAACAAGTAACCAAAATATATTTCCTAATGTCACACTATTCACTTTTCAAAGAACCACTTACTTCACATTAATTTTATATTACTCGATATTATTTTTGAATTGCGAACTAACATTACTCATAATCCCCTATAAACATATTTTTTTACACTCATCGACACATTATCTTTTTAATATCCATAGTATAAAACACAGGCTATTTTTAGACCTGATTATTTTTATATAAGGAGGCTTAATATGAGTAATTCAGCTTTACATCTTGAACGTTTAAATGATCAATATATTCCCTCTGGTTCAAGTGTAGTATTTGATAATATAGTTTATAATTCAGGTAATATTGTATATGATCCAGCTACTGGTATAATAACATTTACTGAAGCTGGACGTTATATTTTAAACTGGTGGATAGCAACACAAACATCTACAACCCCAAACTTTGTTTCATTTGCATTAAGTTCATCTCAGGGGGATTTAATTGAAGGAAATTCCCCTGCAAAAACTAGTGAGGTTATTGGGTTTGGAATCATTGATGTAACCTCTGCACCTGTTACAGTAACATTAAATTATATAGGTGACGGAACAGCAGTTCTAAGCTACTTTGCCCCAGTTAAAGCAAATCTTGTTATAGTACAAGATGATATAGTTTCTCCAACTAGTGTTACTGGACCTACTGGTGCTACTGGAGACACTGGCGTTACTGGTGCTACAGGCGCAACTGGCGAACCTGGTGTCACTGGAGCTACTGGTGTTGCTGAAAATAATAGAATACTCTTCAACAGAGTTACTGATAATATTGTTATTTATCCACCTTTTTTAACAGAAGTGACTCTAAATACTTTATCAGTACCTGTGTTAGCAGGACAAAACTTAAAGATAGATGTCTCACTTAGTCTGGTATACGAACATCCACAAAATGTAGATTCCCAAATTTCTATACAGCTCCGTCTTTATAAAAATGCTACTTTGATAGACTTTACACGACTAACACAGTCTCTATCAACTGATACTACTGAAAGAATTCCTATTTCTTACACCTTTATAGATTCTGCAGCAATAACTAGTACTGATATTTATACTATTAGGACTGAGGTTACTGCTGCTAATAATATTACTCAATCTATAGTAAACAGCTCAAATCTTCTTATAACCCCATTCTCTTAAATATATTGAACATCCTTTAAATTATTAAAGGGTGTTTTTTATATATCTAAATTAAATACTAGAACGAATTTTACTTCACAATAATTTTATATTACTCTAACCCCGGTTATTCGCTTTTCAAAGAACAAAAATCAAAGCTCCTACTTCCTCATCCCCTCCAAGCAATCCTCACAAATATACTTACCTTTGAACTCTTGTCCACCTTTTATGTGACCACAGATAGTGCAGCCTGGGTTATATTTTCTTAAGATCATTGTTTTATCCTCAGTAAATACCTCAAGTGAGTCTGCAATGTCTATATTCATTACTGTTCTTAACTCCTTTGGTATTACTATTCTTCCTAACTCGTCCACTTTTCTTACCATTCCTGTGCTTTTCATAATTATCCTCCTAAAAATTTATTCTTCGATTTCTTCTTTTTTCAAGTCTTTGCTTTCATGGCAGTTATGACATTCTGCGCTACATACAACCTCATAACCTTTTATAATGTCTTTTACTTCGTTGCACATGCATTGAAAGACTTGGCAGTATTTAATAAACATAATCTTCTCCTTTGCTCTATAATTATAAGTTTATCAAGTTCTATACTTTTAGTTAATACCCTATTGTCACTAATTCCATACATATCCATAGCTTTATGTAAACTTCTTCGCTTTCTCTCTATTATCGATAGTACTTTTATCATCTTCATTCTCCTCCCCTAATGTTCACCGATATTTAATTATCTATATTGCATATTTCTTTTGTTAATTTATTTCACTAATTTCTTAAGGTGTCCGTCACGGACACTTTTTGATTCTTGCTGCTTCTTATCAAGAATTTCCTTGGTTAATTGCTTATATCTTAAAGTGGCTAGATAGTTTATCTTTTCACCTTTGTACTGAGTTACTAACTGCATTTCATCTGCATGATGATAGAGTTTATCTGCATAGTCGTAGAACTTGGATATAACATCAAACTCTTTATCACTTAAAACAACTGACATTTAACCCCTCCCCTAAAATGGTATATCACCATCATCTGTTGGAGTCATATCATCAAAACTTGGTATAGATCCTTGTTTTCTATAGCTTAAAAAACTAACTTCATTTGCAACTACTTCTGTGACATATCTCTTAGTACCGTCTTTCCCATCATAAGACCTTGTTTGAATTCTCCCACTAATAGCCATCAAGCTACCTTTGGTCATATAGTTAGCTGTGTTTTCAGCCTGTTTACCCCATATTGTTATCGAGATAAAATCAGCTTCTCTCTTACCTGTTGATGAATTAAACTTGTCCACCGCCAATGTTACTGTGGTTACAGCTGTTCCATTACCTGGTGTGAACTTAAGCTCTGGATCTTTTGTCAATCTACCTATAAGAACTACTTTATTCATCTTTATCCTCCTCATCATCCCAGCCTAATAACTTTTTCTCTAAGGCATCATAGTCATATTGACGGCCAGTGAAATTATCAAACCTTAACTTGCCCTTATTAGAGCTTTGATAGCTTGTATTATTACTTGGGTTCGCCATTTGAGTCTTTGATTTATTATCGTAGTTACCTTCAAGAATTTTTATATAGTTAGACTCTTTTAATATCCAATCAAAGCCACAATTTGACCACTTCCCATCCCTACCAGATAGAAAATCGCTAGCTTCAACCTTTGAGAATAGCTCTGCAATCTTTTCAAGGCTTTTAAGTTTTCTATAAATAGATTTCATAGACTTATCACGAGCTTTTGACCTAGCCTTAACTTTAGGTAAGGACTTACAGATAGCATTATATTGAGCTATGATTTCTTCATATGAAACTTTGCTTGTATCATTTGCATGTAAAGTCTCAGATGTTTCATCTGAGGAAGTGTCTTGCACACTATATATATTATTTATCTTTTCTTTTATATTTTTATTTTCATTTTTATTTTCCCCACGTATCGTAGTACGTGCCGTAGGAATGGCTTGATTTCGCCCTTTGTTATTTTCTTCCACATTGACAATTTTACTTGATTCTTCTGTTGACGTATCGTGGTACGTGTCGTCATAGGTGCCGTAGTACGTACCGTATTCTTTTAAGCATTCAATGATAAATAACTTTAATTTTTCATTCTTTACTCCATCAAGTACATATAAGACAAGATCTTTATCATCTATAGTTTTTAATTCGGACTTTATACAACATTCAATAGGTAGTCCACCATTAACTAGGTTGTATTTACCCCAATTTTTTATAGCAACCTCACCAGTATCTTTGTTATATTTAATCAGTTTATAGTTGTACTCAAAGCGTTCTAGCAAAGACGTAGTTGATTCTATACTATACCCAAGCTCAAAGGCTAAAACCTTCCTCGGTACCCTATAAACACCTATCTGCTTCGTGTGTGAATTAGTCAAAAGATAAAGCCAAAATAACTTGTCCTCTGGTGTAAATCTTTCTATAACTTTTGTATCATTCCAAAAATCTGTATAAACATATCTAAATTTAGCCATATTTACCTCCTATTCAAAAAGCTTATTTTCTTTTGTTTTTTCTTATTTCCTGTATTTCTGGTTATCTGGATATCTGTATTTCTGGTTATCTGGATATCTGTATTTCTGGTTAACTGGTTATATGGTTATTAAACATAATATTTTACAAATCCTAATGAATGGCTTATATAGGGCATTCAATCCTATAATGAGTTCTTCTCTATTTCTTTTGTAAATTAAAACTTTATAACTTTTTATAAAGTTTTAATTGTTTAGTTGTTTAACTGTTTAAAGTTACAACTATAAAAGATTATTTTTATTTCTCAAATACCCAAAGATAACTATGTATCTTTCTAGCATGTTGCTGCTTATATCTAGGTTTGGGTTTCTTATCACTAACCAATATAAATAAATCTTTTGCATATAATCCAAGAGCTTTAGCAATTTCGTATATCTCTATATGACTCCATTTTTGCTTTCCTGCATATATTTCATCTTGACACTTACAAAGAATAAATCCTCCTGGTTGAGTTATTCTTACTAATTCCTTTAAACCATCTTTATAGAGCTGAATTATATCTTCATGGGTAGTGAATCTCGTAGTGTTATAGCATTCAACCATACCTTTCAAATTAGTTATTCTTGCATATGGAGGATCTAGAACACTATGATTAAATGAATTATCCTTATAGGGTAAGTATCTAAAATCAATACCTGTTTTTAAATCTGAACCAACTATTTCATATTTTGATTTATCTACTTCTTTCCAAAATACTCCTTTACCCCAAGTAACATCAGCAATTCTATCGCCTTTAATAAAATATAAATCTGTTACATTCTTAATCAATCCTGAATTACTTCCAACATGTACTGTGTATATTGGATTCTCTATTTTACAATTCTCCAACTTAATTCACCTACTCTACAAATTCTTTATAGGCTTAACTACTTCTTCATAAAGTTCTTCTACCTTATAGGTGTCTAACCCCTCTGCTTCTTTCTTCTCTTTAAACTTCTTTATTTCTAAGGCTAGTTTTAATGTCTTAACTAAGCCTATTTGCTCTGGTGTTACTTTTCTTTCAATGTCTGATGGAAGCATCCACGATATAGCTTCATATAAGCTTCTTAAGTCAGAATAACTACCAAACTCCTTAAACTCTTCAATAACTTCTTTTGAGAATTTCTTTCTATTAAGCTTAGGTTTTATTGGTGGTAATATTCCATCTTCTCTAAGCTGCTCTCTTATATCTTTATTAAACTTTTTCTCTGCGTTAGTTAATCTTTTATATTTCACTTTCTTAACAGCTGCCATATTACTTCTCCTATCATTTAATCTTCTTCCTCACTTTCAATCCCTGGCATCTCAAAAACCAACCCATCCGAATATCCATGATCTCTCAAGGTTATTCTCATCAGGTCAAAGGCATCATATTGCCCCTTAACCTCATGATCAAACTCAGTCCACTTCTGTCCTTTTTTGGGCAGCATACTCTTTAGTGTTCTTACCATTTGTTCACAAAGGTCTTGTATTGTTTGTAGCTGCTCCTTGTTTTCAAAGACAATCTTAGTTGTCTTGGGTTTCTTCTCTTTAGGTTTAGGCTCTGGATAAATCTCTTTTAATAGTTCTTTATCTCGCCTTTTTTCTACTGGCTGCTTAATTCCTTCTATGAGGATGCTGATTTCTTCTTTTGATTCTTTTGGATCTAAATTCTTTATTTGTTTGGCTATTTCTTTCTGCTCTTGAGGTTTTAGGTTAGATATTATTTCAGCTTGGGTTACTGTTAGCTTATCTTTGTCTAAGTCCTCTTTTAAATCCTCTGAGAGCTTCTTATTTATCTTTTGATATCTTCCTACTTGAGTTCCTGATTTACCTAATACTTTTCCTATTGCTTCTCTTGTTTTTCCTTCTATCTGCTCACCATTGGATTTCTTAGCTTTATAGATTTCTTCTAATCTACTAATACCTCTCATGAATTCAGAAGGTGTAAGTTCTCTAGTTCTTGCATTAGCTTCAATCAATAGGATTTCTGACTCTATGTCTGATAGATTCCTTTGTACTTTACATGGTACTTTTTTAAAGCCTAATTTCTTTAATGCGTGGTACCTTCTTTCTCCTGAGAGTATTTCATACTTTCCTTCTTTTTCTCTTACAACTAGGTTGTGGAGTAAGCCTTGTTCTTTTATGGATTCTGATAGTTCATCAATTTCCCTTATTCCATAGAAGTTATTGGTAGATGGTTCTAACAGCTCTATGTTTATTTCTAAAAGGGAAAACTTATCTTTTGCATCAAAGCTATTAACTTTTTCAGATAACCCTTGTAAGAACATTTACTATCTCCTCCGTTAGTTTGATGTAGTCTTTAGCACTATTTGATTTAGGATCATGGTATATTACTGGTGTTTCATGGAAGGTGCTTTTAGTTACAGCAACATTTTCTCTTATTGTTTGTTTTAAAAACTTATCTCCAAGTATCTGATCTAGTTCTGCTTTTATATCTCTGTTGATTGTTGTTGACTTGTCCATGGTTATAAATGCACCTAATAAGTTTAGGTGTGGGTTGAATTCTTCTCTAGTTTCTTCTATAGCTGACATTAGGTACTCAAATCCATCTAATGCAAACTTATCTATCTTAATAGGTACTAGTACCTCTGTAGATGCAACTAATGCATTAGTAGTTAAGATGTTTAATGATGGTGGACAGTCTATTAATATAAAGTCAAATTCATGGTCTAATGAATCTATCCATTTCTTAAGTCTTGTTTCTCTAGCTTTTCTAGTATCAAGCATTATCTCATTCTCAGCCATGATAAGCTTTATGTTACCTGGTACTATTTGAAGGGCATTGTACTTTGTAGCTTTTATATAAATTCCTGTTTCACCTTTTAGAAGTTCATAGCTAGATAAGTCATTTTCCTTATAACTTGATAAATACTTGGTTGCATTAGATTGTGGATCAATATCTATAATCAAAACTGAATAACCCATCTTATCTAAAGCAGCTCCTATATTTGTAGTGGAAATAGTCTTACCTACTCCACCTTTAATGTTTAAAAAACTTATAACTCTTGTTCCCATAAAATCACCCCTTAAAAATTCTTTCCAGCTATCGCTACAATTTTCTTTCCTGTCTTAGGATCTATCCATGATCTCATTTCAACCTTAATCTTTCTCATTTTTATAAGCTCCTTTACATCAAATATTTAATTATGTTATAATGGAGCTACGATGTTCGAGCATCGTAGTCCTAAAAATTACATAAGAAGATAAACTCTTTTTATAAGGGTTTATTTTTTTGCCCTTTTTTAGATATATTTCTGTAGGGCCAATGACAAAATAGTTATCATCACCTAAAACTAACGTATATGGAATATCATCCACTATTGTTGCTACCGTTATATGTCCTGCAAATGCTTCAATGAATAAGCTTTCATCCTTATCTTCAAAAGTGACCTTTCTAAATTTAATTGAAGTTATAAGTTTTTTACCTAAAATAGCTGCTCCAAAATGTATAGTTGAGTCTTCTGGTATTTTAAAAGCGTGTTCCTCATTATCTTTCATTTTGGATATATCAAATATAATGTTTGAATACTCTTTCATATAAATTTCCTCCTCAATCTTTGGCAAAAGTAACAACTGAAATCAGCTTACCTGCCACACTATTTATTCTGTTTATGCTGCTATGAAATTCTAGCCTTTCATCTTCTGATATGATTCCATCTGACATTATCTTTTTTAAGGATGTTACAGCAGGATCAAGTTCATCCTGTGCAAGTATAGTCTGAAATGCCATATCAACATTGGTTTGTGGTGTTATTATTTCAGGCAAATACTTACCTAAAACACTGCTATTTTTGATATGCCACCATGCTAACAGTGGGGTATTATAAGCCATAGCCATCCTATCCACTATCTCATCTGGAACTTTTGTTTTGTTGTTCTCATAGTCTGATATAGATCTTTCACTAACTCCCAATAGCTCAGAAGCTTTAGCTTGAGTTAAACCCGCATTCTCTCTGCAAGTTTTGTAGTAATTTACGCATGTTTCATTCATTCCTTTTATACCTCTCGTCATTTATAATTAAATTATGTTAATCACATCTAAATACATATAAATTTCTATTTTGGCAGGGTTCCCACTTACTCTGCTCTTTTTCTTAAGTGTTGATTTCAACAACAGCTGTACTGATTTTTACAAGAACATTTTTAAGCTTGTTATTTTCTTTCTCAAGCTCTTTAAGCTTTTGTTCAAGCTCAACTTCCTTTTTAGTCTTATAGTTGTTAGCTACAACATCCATGTACTCCATTAAGCTACTCTCATGGATTCTCCAATCACGTCCAACCTTAAATGCTTTAATTCTTTTTTTATCAATTTCTCTTACCACTGTGTCTTTGCATACAGATAATATTTCTGCTGCTTCGTGTGTTGAATATGCTTTCATTTATTTATTACCTCCTTTTTAATACTAAGTAAATTATAGTTTACATATTAGTTAAAAAAATTTCATTCACTTTTTTTCCTAGTGCTGCTGATATTTGACTAGCTATAGCATAGGACGGCATACTCTTTCCCCTTTCAATTTTTGATAAATATACCCTAGATATATTAGATTTACTAGCTAATTCCTCCTGAGACATTTTTAATAATTCACGTTGTTGTTTTACTAGATTACTCAATTTTATTCCTCCTATAAACGGATTTAGGTAAGTAAACTATTGTTTACAATTTTGATTATATTATTAAATCTTTTCTTTGTCAACTATGTTATACAAAATATTTGTGTTTTATTTTTGTAAACGATAGGTTACAGAGGGTATAATTATTATAGAGGTGTTGTTATGAAAACTTTAGGAGAAATAATTACTCAATACATGAATGAAAATGATCTTTCATTGAGAGATTTTGCTGAGAAAGCTACTATAAGCCATACTTACGTTGGAAAATTACAAAAAGGAATTGATACTAGAACTAACAAACCTATTGAACCAACTTTAGATGTGATTGAAAAAGTTGCTAAAGCTATGAGTATGACACTTCAAGAACTTTTAGAGGCTATAGGTAAAATACCATCTTCTTCTGATAGTGAATACACAATAGCACTACATAACAATAATGGTTATGATGAAGAACTTCCTGAAGAAGCTAGGAAAGAAATAGATAATTTCATTGAATTTGTTAAACAGAAGTATGGAAAGAAAGAATAAAAGATAAAGGTGTCCGTGACGGACACTTACTTTTAACGTTATTACTGTATAATTTTTAAATATAAAATACTTATTTACATAAAAGGGGGAGATTTAATGTCAAAGAAAAAAAAGCCTCTTCACATTCTTAGATATGGAACAAATGCTGATCAAAAGTTTATAGAAAATATGAACAATCCTTACGATTTACTTGCAATAAATGGTAATATGTTAGCACATTCAACTAATGCTTTAACTAACTTTATTTTGAAAAATATCTTAAATTCAGATAGAGGTTTTTTTATTGATCCAATCACCTATGCTTTTCAACTAGACTTAGATATGATAAAAAGCAAAGGTAAAAACGAGCAAATTGCTACTATAAAAAAGTCTGTAGAAAAAATGATTAGAAGTTATGGCGAACCTTTAGAAGAAAAAGTTTTATCTAATGATGAGGTTGTTTCTTATGATGATTTCAAAAATGGAGCCTTAAGAGAAGTTTTTTGTAGAAATGTACTAGATTTTCAAAATAAGACTGTTTATGATGTCGTTATGAAAAAAGGTTATCTTGAATATGAACCTGAAGATAGTCCAAGCTATACTCAATTATATCCAGAATTTTTAATAGCACCTTATTTTTATCTAACCCCACCTAGTTATAAAGAATGGCTAGATTTAAATATAGAATTTCTAAAAATTTCAAAAACACTAAATTATGATAGAGAAATATACGCTCAAATTACTATATCAAAAGACTTATTAGTTGATAAGCATTCCTTAGATGCTATTATTTCTAGATATAACGAGTTTCCAGATACAAATATTTTAATTTGGATTGATTCTTTTGATGAACATACTGTTTCATCTTATTGTCTCGAACAATTTATTTATCTTACCAAAAATCTATCAATCGGAAGCAGAAAAATTATTAATCTTTACGGTGGCTTTTTCTCAATACTATTAGCAGGATATAAAGAAGATTTAGGATTTGGTTTGTATGGTGTTGGACATGGCTTAGAGTATGGTGAATTTAGAGCTGTAGCACCTGTTGGAGGTGGTATTCCTACTTCTAAATATTATTTCTATCCAATTCATCAAAGAGTAGATTACAAAACAGCTTCTGAACTTATTAGAACAAAATATAGAAACTTTGATTCTATTACTTCTTGTTTAAAGTATCATAAAGAAATTTGTGCCTGCCCTTTATGCAAAGATATTCTAAAAAATGATATTGAAAACTTTACTATTTTTGAAAACTCATTATTTTATAATGTCAAATTGAATGGAATCATTCAAAGACGTCCTTATGCATCTAAAGAGACTAAAGAAGCTTGCCTATATCATTATTTATTTAGTAAAAACAGAGAATTCCACGAAGTATCTAGATTTTCATTCGAAAAGATGGCTGAATCTTTAGAGGACGCATATATTGAGTATACGAAAATTAAACGAGTATATTCCGATAATTTATATTATCTTTTACTTTGGAAGGAATTGTTGTTCGATGAAAAATAATAAAACAGTTTTTATATTTGGTGCTGGGGCTTCAAAAGCTGCTGGACTACCAATGCAAAATGAACTTCTTATTAAGATTTTTACACATACTGAAGATGATTTGGATATTTATAAACTGGATCAATTAGACAGCTTTCTTGGTATGGAGAATATAACTATCACAACTTTTAATTATAGATATTATGAAGTTTTTGCTATACTTAGGTCCCAACTAGCAGAATTTATAATAAGCAATTTCGTTCCAAGAAGCAATAAATTAAGACACGCATTAAAGCCTTACTCTAAGAAAACATATGATGCTCTAAGTAGTTATTTATCTGATAATAATATTAGTCTGGAAGATGTATTTACAATTTTAGATAAAGCCCTATTAAATAAGCAATGCATTTTTAATTATAATTTAGTCGAATTACAAAAAATACAATATTCATTAAGTAATTGTATAATATATATTCTTGAATATTTTCAATCTAAAGCAAATCAAGGAGTTTATTCAAATATCTCAGATTATTTTGTTAATCTGAGATCAAAAATGCATGAGCAAATTGAAGATCCTTTTTCTATAATAACTTTAAATTGGGATACATTACTTGATCTATCTTTGTATTCACTATGCAAACAAAAATCTACTGAGTCAGAAAAATTGATGCCTGATTTATGTTTTTACAATTACGATAAGGACAGTGACTCCCCCCCTTCTCCGAAACTAAAAGCCGAAGGCTATTTTAATATAAAATTATTAAAACTTCACGGTTCTATTAATTGGTTGACTTGTAGTAACTGTAATAGAATTATTACCAGCTATAAAAATAATATAGCATTTAACTGTATGCATGCAGTTGATGAAAAAGGAAACAAAACAGCTCTTTTAGAGGAGAATTGTGACTTTTGTGAACCTAATGGATTAAAACATGAGCTTTCAAGTCTTATTATAACTCCAACTTTTTTAAAGGACTTCTCAAATGTCCATTTAAGTAATGTATGGTTTAATGCTGGAATTGAAATTTCAGAAGCTACGAAAATTGTTTTTGTTGGGTATTCACTTCCAGATGCTGATTTTGACTTAAGATATTTGCTGAAAAAAAATATGAGATCAGATGTTGAGATAGATGTTGTTCTATGTAATAATGATAACCCTGTAATAAAAACTGATTTAATTAACTATCTTCAAGAAACTTCTGATAATACTAATTTTGAAAGTTTAGCTAAAAACATAATCCAACCTCCAAATAGGTATAAGTCTCTTTTTGGAAATCAAAAAGTAAATTTTTACTATGATGGTGCTGAAGAATATTTTAGCAACTTAAAAAAAGAAACATTTGCTTAAGCAAGAGTTTCTTTTTTTTGTATTTCATTAATTATTTCTATTTTATTTTTTAAACTTTCTACGTATGGTTTCCAATGATCAGTTATCAATTGTGCAGGTACTTTTTCTATTATAGGAATTGTATTTAATGGATCATAACCGAATAATCCTACCCCACTATTTACCAATGAGTTGTACATTGCCTCTGAACATTCTCTTTTATTGTCTGGCATACATATGTAAGCTTTATCTACACCTAGTTTATGATCCTGTGCCTGTTCAATAGCTTTTTTCCAATTCTTTAACTTAAATTCTATACTTATTATTTTGTCATCCCTATCTACTAATACCATATCTATGCACCTAGATAAATATGGTACTTCTAAAACAATTCTTTTAAACCTATTAGATGATGTTAGTTTATAATAACAATCTAATACCATTTCTGTCTCAGTCATAAAATCACCACATTACTTCTTAAGATATTTTTCCTTTATTAAAGAGTTTTCCGCATAATCTGGATACTTATTATATACATAACTTAAAATCGCTGGTAAACTTAATGTAGTAATTCGATTCTTAAATTTCTCAAGAAAATCTAAGTTGGATCCTTCAAATTTAGATTTAACCTTTTCCTCAAAAACTTGAATTCCTTTATCAGTAAGTCTATATTCAGATTCTTTATTATCTTCTATATCATTATCTGGTGTTATGTTATATGTTCCATATGGATCATCTTCATCCTCATCTACATCTGATGCTATTGACACATCCAATGAAGAATTAAAATACGAAGAATCAATATCCATTTGCTCTGTATCATAAAATAAATCATCAACTATATTGTCTAATTCATTCAATCTATTTTCATAGTTCGCATCAATACTAGTTGATTCAATTCTACATTTTTCAACTAATCCTAGATTAATTAAATATTCTAGCTGATCCATTAAATCTCTAGAATATGGTCCATAATTAAATGCTATAAACTCTGGCATACTGCCCTCGTCTATCTTTTTACCTAAAACTGGTTTTATTTCTTTTTCAAAAAGAAATATCATTTTTGTAAATCTAGTATTACCAATAATAGGTTCATTAATTCTATTTTCTTTACCAGGTAAATATAATAGAGCTAAAATTATATCCATAGCTTTAATTTTGTTACTCATTATTTCCCCTACTTTCTTTTAGATTATTCACTACTAACAAATACTTTACATTACATTATAGCACATTATTATTGATTTTTTCTATCTATATATAAATTTTACCATACTAAAACACGTTGGTCAAACATATGTTCTTTCTTTTATTTTGGCATACTAACATCATAAATATAATGAAATATTAGAAAATATATATGAAATAATCTAATAATAAGGTACTAGACATAAAAAAATAAAATTCAAACATTATTGATATTTTCGATATAAGGGATAATCTTAATATAATAAAATAAGAATTAATTTAAAAGGTGTCCGCCACGGACACCTTTAGGTTTTCAGCATCTAACTACCATATAAAATATTTTTATTCGACCTTATTCTTGTGATTTCGCAAAATATTTGCATTACAATATAATTACATAAGATATATGTAATAGACTTTAACTTTTAAGCTTATTGTTGCATTTTGGGATCAAAAGACTTATTACATAAAACTGGTATGTACAAGACTTATTATAATTTTTTGGAATTGATTCTTAGGTTTCTAATAATATAGTACATGCATGTTCTAATGACTTGCTTGCTGATAAAAATAATCAATAAAGATTAATTTATAAACTTATTAAATATATCATAAACAATTTTTTGGAGGCTAAAATGAATAATGATAATCTAACTAAATTAATAAGCCCTATAATTGATAGTATTGAGAAAAAGAAAATAAAAAGCGCTACTCTCTATGCATTTAAATCAAAAAAACCTAAAAGTGATAATAAATTAATATCACTTGAATATGAATTTTATAACACATCTATGGATAAAAGAGATGTTGTTAAATCAGTTAAAGACATATTATCATATTTTAAGTATAAATTTTTAGATAAAGATAATACAGTTTATGAGGAATATAATGTAGGTAATTCAAAAAATGTTATTGATTATATTAATTTATCCTCATTAGATTTTACTAAAGCATCTGTAAAAAAAGGAACACTTAAAGGGCTAAAGCAAAGCAACTACAAAGTTCAATATTTACTAAATGAATTAGAGACCTCTAACCAATTTGCTAAAAGAGAAAAAGATTATAAGGGACTTAGATATTCAGCAATTCAATTAATAACAAATGATGAAAAAAGGATAACTATAATAAACAAATGCTCTCCTATATATAATCCTAAGGGTTGGCTATATATGTTTAATGTTGATTCGCAAGATGATATAGAAGGTTTTGATGTAGTTAGCAGTTCTTTTTTGAGACTACCACTTTACCCCCATATTATAGTATTTGATAGCTCTTGTTTCTTTATAGAGCATAATGTTGAAGCTATATTTGGCTTTGAACAGCACAATAAAGCTGTATGCGTAGAAAGTTTAGATATAATAAAAGAAGAATTAAAATTATCAAAAGACTCTTACTCATTAATTGAGAAATTTTCTCTTGCTGGAAGAAATCCTAATCTTTTTGCTGATTTTGATAAAACAGAGCTTAATAAAATTAAGAAAAAAGATAAAGAAACTTTAGCTTTTTTAAAACAAAAACTTAATATACCCATCTCAAATGAGGGACAAATTGACATAAATACTCCTAAGGTTGCAAAAAACTTAACCTTATTTATTTGCGGTTGTATATTAAGGGGAGCCAATAATGAAATACTTTATCAAATTAATAAACGTACGCTACTAGAAGTATAATTCACCAAATGTGAATTATACTTCTTTTATAACAAATGCTATATCATCTCCATTAATAATACAGTAATCTTTATTATTAATTTCATATATAGATATTGATGTAATAATTGTTTTTATTTCTTTTCTATTGGAGTATTTACCATTATCTAGCTTTTGGGATATTGTGCATGAGTATACTTTTAAACCGATTAAATCATAAAGAGGATTTATGTAATAAAGATTATTTTTTATATACATAAATCCAAGAAAAACTATTAAGATATATGTAAAAATTAAATTTACATAATCATTCAATTCTATTGATACTAATGGTAATACATTAGCCAACACATAATTAGAAGTATTAATTTTATCTTGTATTAAGTTATCTACCTTTACTGAAACATAATTATATTTTTCTTGATTAAAAATATCTCTTTTATAAAAAATTATTACATATACTAATGAAAATATCTCAATTATAACTAATATAAAAGCCCCAATTTGTGGGGTAATAAATTTCACATCTAATACTTTAAAAGAATTATCCCAATATTTTAAAATTATATAAACACTAAAAGGTAGCATTGATGTAATAAAAGAAGCTATTTTTAAAACTGTGTATTTTTTTGCTCTCAAATTATTTTTATACTTAAATATATTCATAATTTCTATTCCGCCTTACTAATTAAATTCTATTAAATTAACATATTTATAATAATTTAAAATAATAACAATATTTTAGCAATAAAAATTAGTTACATCAACCTCGTACATATGTTCTCATGTTTATGATATAATATTACCATACTTTAGATAAAAGGGGTAATGATATATGAAAATATTAGAAAAGATATATAAAATAATCGAAGAAGAAGGTATAATAGTTGAGGAAGTAAAATTTAAATACTACTATATGGATGGAATCTATTTTAAGGTTCCAGGGTTATCACCTACTATTGGAATTAGGAAATCTATCTCAAACGATTCTAAAAGACTGGTTTCTACTCTCGCTGAGGAACTGGGCCATCATTTCACATCTTATGGAGATTTAACAGCTGAATGCTTTGTCTACTCCGAGAAAATCCAAAGATCAAAACAAGAAAGATTAGCTAGAAAGTGGGCTACTGAATTCATCATGCCCTATGATAAGCTTATAAAAGCTATTAAGAAAGGCTGCAGGTCTATTGATGACTTGTCAGACTATTTTAATGTTACACCTGTTTTTGTGTTAGATAGGTTTTATTTCTTACGCTTAGAAAGACCTAATTTAAATATAGAAGGTATCTCCTATTCCATAAATCAATCAATTTATTATGATAAGGAGAATATTCATTATGAGAGGTAGTGTCTACAAAAAACATAATTCTTGGTATTACTTAGTTGATATAGGAATTGATCCTCAGACTGGAAGTAGAAGAAGAAAGGTTAAAGGAGGTTTTAGAACTAAGGCTGAAGCTGAAGCAGCGCTTTCTATAGTTATTAATAAAGTTAATTCAGGAACTTTAATTGAAGAATCTAAGATGACTGTTGAGGAATATCTAGATTATTGGCTTAATACTTATTGCAAGGCTAATTTAGCTCCCTCTACTCTTAAAAGATATAGAGAATTAGCTAAAACTATAAATAAACATCTAGGTAAAACTAAGTTAGCTTCTCTTAAGTCTACTGATATTCAAGAGTTTTATAATGAGCTGCTAACAGAAACTAATCTATCCCCTACTACTATATTAAAGGTTCACAGAATGTTCCATACGTCTTATAAGAATGCGTATTCATTGAAGTTAGTAACTTCTATACCTACTAGTGCTGTAAAGCCTCCTAGAGCCAATAAAGTTGATTTTAGTGTTTGGGATGGTGAAGAAGCTAGTTTATTCTTGGAACTTATTAAGGAACATAATATATACATACCAGTATCTCTAGCTCTTCAAACAGGCATGAGGTTAGGTGAGATACTTGCATTAAGATGGGATAATATTAATATTCCTGGTAAGTCTCTAGCTGTTAGAAATAGTTTAAGCTATATACATAAGGAACTTATTATAAAAAGACCTAAGACCTCAAGCTCTATTAGAACCATAGCTCTTATGGATTCAACTATTAATAATCTTAAGGCTTTAAGAAAGAAGCAGCTTCTTCTTAAAACTGAAACTGGTATCGAATATGATTATATATGTTCTTGGGAAAATGGTCGCAATATGCTTCCTGATTATGTATCTAAGACTTTTCAGAAGTTGATTAAACAATATAATTTTAAGAAGATAAGATTCCATGATTTAAGACATACTCATGCTACTCTACTACTGCAGCAAGGTACTCATCCAAAGATAGTTAGTGAGCGTTTGGGGCATGCAAATATCAGTATGACTTTAGATATTTACTCTCATGTTCTGCCTAATATGCAGCTAGAAGCAGTTAGAAAACTAGAGAATATTTTTACTTAATTTTTTGCTATGTCACCTTTTCGTCACCCATGCAGTATTTCCCACAAAAATATAAACCCTGTAAACATGAGTGTTTGCAGGGTTTTAATCTTATTTTGGTCTGAGTAGCGGGACTTGAACCCGCGACCCCAAGAACCTCTAAAGGTATAAAATTATAAAATACTAAAAGCCATCAAAGTCTTTATTTATCTAGGTTTGTGAGCATTTCTTACTTTTCTTAAAATACTAAAAAAAGCTATAAATTATTAAATTATGGCACCTTTTTGTCCACCTTATTTTCTATTATTTTAAGCTTAATTGAGATTTTGATGAAACCTTTCCATCACTAAAAGTTACATTCATATTTGAGCCATTTTTATTTACCCATGAATACATTGTTGAATCACTATTCATAATTTTACCTTCGCTTATAAGTACTCCTTCATCTAAAATCCCTTTAACTTCATCATAGCTCATCCCATTATTTACTTTATTATACTTATCCATGTTAACATCTGCTTTAGAACTCACTAATCCTAACTGGCTCTTTGTTTTAGTAATGTCATTTTGAATTGTTATATTAATAGAAGTCAATCCATCCCCTTTCCATGCATACATAGTTGTCTTTAATCCACCAGCTTCAGATGAAGATTTTTCTTCTCCTTCTCCTAGTATTGCTTTTACTTCATCATAAGACATTCCCATGTTTATCTTCAAAAAATTGTCATATGATATTTTTCCTTCCGCTTTTTCGGGTTCCTTTTTTTCAGGTTCCTTATCAGACACTGTACTACTATCAGATGTTGAATTTGCAGGCTTACTAGAAGAACACCCGCTGAGAACCGCCATAGAAAAAGTTAATAGACCTGCCATACCTATTCCTAATAATACTTTTTTAATTCTTTCATTCTTTTTAACCATTATAATCCCCCTCAAATTCTATAATTATATAATTCCACTATATTATACAAAAAACATAACTTTTTTCCAATAAAATTTTGTATTGTTTATAAAACTTTTACTATTATTTTTATTGAGCTTTTAATAGAGTATCGTATGCCTTTTGAAAACACTCCAGAAATATCTTCTAATTCATATTTTTCACCAAAAAAGTTATTAGTTTTCATTTTCATTAGCGAAAGTATAGGCTTACTCCTCCATCTTAATTGATGCAGGAGCTTTTATATTATTTCCTAAACAATGCTTTTAAAGTATTCTTACCTACTAACGAATCATCTTCAAGTCCTCTATCTCTTTGAAATTGAACTACTGCTCTGTAGGTTTCTCCCCCAACACCATAAACTCCATCTGCTCCATAGTTAGATAATTTATATCCTAATTGAATTAATCTCTTTTGGATAACTCTAACCAAGTCATTCCTCTGACCTTGGGCTACCAATGCTCTATCAAATACTGCTATTGTTAAATATCCTAAATATCCATCAGTCGCTAAACCATCGCTACAGAGTTTATTCAA